TAATATATGCATATGGTAACTAATGACATAGAGACTGTCATATTATATGGATCTATTGACACTAACACTGTCAAAACCATATGAGTTATCGCATCGACACTGTTAAAACCATATGAGTTTGTGCATTGACACTGTTAAAACCATATGGTCTGGAATACCCTAACCCATCCGATCCGTTAACCCTAGGGATTTGCTATGGGGTTGCTTCCCCATATGGGAAGACACACACATATGGAAATTCGACGATGATGCCACCCCCCCTTGGACAGCCGAAGGCTGGCTCAAGGTTACACTCGGAGTTCACAGCCATCATTTAAGTAAAAAATAGTAAAGTTCCCCAATATTTCTCTCTCTCTAACCCACCTACACTCTTCCACACAAATTATTTTGCAAAAAATTCAAATAACTGAGATAGGGAGCCTAAAAAAGCCCTTGACACGAAGCCAAATGTGCTACTCTATGTCTGAAAGAGGATAAAAGGTAGTAATATTACTAGGGAGATCCCTGTAGGGCCTCCCTGACCGTTACAAAGGGGTCTCCCTACTTAGCATCCTCTGTTCAAACTGGAAAATGTTACATGGCTCGCCCTTTTTGGGGCTCGCTGTAGGGTAAATCAAGCCATACCGGTAAGGATAAATCAAGCCGTCTCCTGAGTACCGGCATTAGAAGGAACCAATTAGCCTTGGTTCCTATTTTTTTGCCAAAAATATGACTTGAATGTAAAAACTGAGCTATAATTTGAGTAAAGGGGGGGGGGTACAATGCAAGTAGTAAGATTTATAGATGTAGCAGTTAGCTTTATTTGTGCATGTGTGGCATGGCAAATCATGTTCGGGTCTAACATTCCAGTTGAGTCCGCAGTGTCTGCACTAATTTTGTTTCCAGTGTTGGGTTTCTTAGGTGTTCTCTTTGAGTTATTTAAGATTGTTTCATTCTTTGTAATATTCCTAAGCACAATGTTTGTTTTTGAGCAGCTAATCCTAATAATGAGATCCATAGGCTATGAGTATAATCATAAGATGAACCCTGGCTATTACAAAGTCCTAGATCTTAGTGATTTTCCAGAGGATGAACCCGCAAGCAGCGAAAAGGAAGATAATTAGATGGGCAAGAGCCGTAAGCGTGAAGAAGATTTCATTGATGAGGAAATATCTGAAGATAAACTGGATGATCGTGAACTTAAGAAGAACAGGGTGAAGAATAGAAGAAAGCAACTCAATAGAGCTATAGAAGAGAGCATTCTTCTTGGCATAGAACTAGATTCCTTCTATGAGAGTTGAAGTAAATAGCATTGAAGACCTAGTTGACCTGTCTGTTGATGGAGTTGTTGACCTAACTGACCCAGAGACCGGGAGAGTTATTGTTAAAGGGGTACCTATCTCTATGACAATAGACAACATGTCAATAGCCTCCTATGTCTGGGACTATTTAGACACTGATAACCTAATGGAGATAGAATGACATGGAGTCAGTACTGATTCTAGTAGGTGTCCTTGTTGGATTGATAATTTTAGTGAGATCTATAGGTAAATATGCACACATTGGGGGTAGGGGTGAAGCAAATGCAGAAAACAACGCACATGATGTCAAAATTATCAACAGGGTCATGTCTAAGCTCCAGGGCAAGGTACCTAATATCTCTGATATTGCTAATCGTTGGCGTAATAGGATGTAGTCATGGTCGAGGAGCCGTGGTTGTGGCTCCGTGCCCAGTTCCATCAGCTTTAGCCTACTCCGAGCTAGGAACAATGAATGAATGTTGCCCTGGGATGGTAGAATACCTGGGTAGAGTTGAATTATTGTGTGATGCACTAGGAGAGATGAGAAATGAGCGATGACCCAAGGCTACCACTCAGTCCGTGTGAGTTTGACTCCATGTGTAGGAGGTTGGAGAGAGTCTTTCCTGACCTCTCACAGACTAGCGGCAAGAGGTCTGCTGCTAGAAACCAAAAAGTAGGAGGTAACCCATTATCTAAACACCTGCTTGGTATGGCAAGGGATTATGGAACAGATAGTGAGCCAGACAAGGCTATGCAGGACCACTATTCTGCGATAGCTATTTCTCTGGGGCTTTGGCCTCTCTACCATGATAACCACTTGCATGTCCAAGGGCTACCCCCTGGGGAGATCCCCCGGTGGTGGAGGGAACGGTACTTAGGTTAAGGAGATTATAGAAAAGCCGCTAGGGGTAGGGTAGGCTCTTCGATCCCTCTCCCCTTTAGGAGGGTTTATCCTCCCCTATCGGTGATATGATGGATGTGTTTGAATTACCAATAGGTGTATGGTATACTAATCGAAATAGCACCCGAGGGAACTTTGCAAATAGAGATACGCGAAAAGATATATGACAATCTTAAGCACCTCAGTGAGCCTGATGCCAAGCGGGTATTTATACTTCTTGAGGAACTAGATAAGCGAGAATTTCGTAGCAAGACAGCAAATAGTTTCATAGACTACACGAAGACAATCTGGCCTGAGTTTATATCTGGAACACATCACAAGATAATGGCGGATGCCTTTGATAGAATAGTTGGTGGTGACCTTAAGAGACTCATTGTCAACATGCCACCTCGTCATACGAAAAGTGAGTTTGCATCATGGTTACTTCCCTCTTATTTCCTGGGCAAGTACCCTGATAAAAAGTTAATACAAGCATCGCATACAGCAGAGCTGGCACAGAGTTTTGGTCGTCGTGTAAGGAATCTTATCGACAGTGACGAGTATAAGGATGTATTTCCTGGCGTTCTGCTGAGTAGTGACAGTAAATCAGCGGGTAGATGGAATACAGACAAGGGCGGAAGCTACTTTGCAATTGGTGTAGGTGGAGCTATAGCGGGTAGAGGTGCTGATCTATTCATAATTGATGATCCGCATTCAGAGCAAGATGCCTATGGTAATGACACAAAGTCCTTCGATCTAGTACATGAGTGGTTCACATCAGGACCAAGACAGAGATTGCAGCCAAACGGTGCCATCGTTATTGTGATGACCCGGTGGCATAAGAATGATCTAACAGGAAAGATATTAAAAGACTCTCTTGAGAGAGAAGGATCAGATGAGTGGGAGCTAATAGAATTCCCAGCTATCCTTCCTTCGGGGAGTCCTGTGTGGCCGGAATACTGGTCAGAGGATTTGTTATTATCTTTAAAGGCCGAACTCCCTGTGGGCAAGTGGATGGCGCAGTACATGCAAAATCCATCAGCAGAAGAGGGGGCCTTGGTGAAGCGGGAGTGGTGGAAGTTATGGGAGGGAGACCCACCACCGGTCAAGTACATCATAATGTCGCTTGACACTGCCTTCACCAAAAACACGAAGAATGATCCAACAGCTTGTACAGTGTGGGGCATTTTTGAGGAAGAGAATGCAGAGACTGGAAAAAGTATAGATAGTATAATACTACTGGACGCATGGGATGCTTACTTAGAATTCCCAGAGCTGAAGCAGAGAGTCAAGCTAGAGTATACAGAGAAGTGGAAACCAGACCTACTGCTCATAGAGAACAGAGGATCTGGTCAGCCATTGATACAGGAGCTAAGGAACGCAGGCATCATGTGTACTGAGTTCACTCCAACCAGAGGCAAGGCTAGTCAGAAGACACCTGACAAGATAGTAAGAGTTAATAGTATAACTGATATGTTCTCAAGCGGAATCATATATAGGCCCAACAAGAGATGGGCAGAAAAGGTCATGCATCAGTTCGCAGAGTTCCCAAACGGTGACCATGATGATTATGTGGACAGTGGGACGCAGGCATTGATGAGATTCAGGCAGGGAGGATTCGTAAGGCTAGAGTCTGACGATCAGGATGATGACGATGAATTCTATTCTAAGAAGAGGAAACGGAGGAAGTACTACTAATGGCTAAATGCAAATGTGTAGACTGTGAATGTGTGGAATGTAAATGCTCCGAAGAATCTGAAGAGGGTAATGACTAGTGGCTATTGATAAATCAGCAGAACCATTCACCTACGCTCAGGATGTCAACCCTGAACTCATAGTGGATATTGAGTTTGACTCTGAACTCCAAGTACCATCTATCACTGAAGAGGAGGATGGTGGTGTTCTTATAGATCTAGATGGTGGAACAGACGTTGAATATGAGGTTGATGAGAGCTTCGGTGCCAATTTAGCGGAGAGTATTGACGAAGATAGGCTTGATCTACTCGCATCTGACATAATTGGTCAGTTTAACGCGGACATCAATTCAAGGAAAGATTGGGCAGATACCTACGTTAGAGGGCTAAAATACCTTGGATTTGACGTAAAAGAGAAGAATGATCCATGGGAAGGGGCATGTAGCGTTATCCATCCCCTCATATCTGAGGCTGTTGTTAGGTTCCAATCTCAGGCTATAACAGAACTTATGCCAGCAGATGGGCCTGTAAAGGTTAAGCTGGTCGGTATACAGGATGATGAGAAGCTAGGACAGGCCAATAGAGTCAAGGACTATATGAACTATACCTTGACCGAGAGGATCACAGACTACAGGCCAGAGACAGAGAAGATGCTATTCGGCTTAGGGGTAACTGGATCAGCATTCAAGAAAGTTTACTACGACAGCATCAGGGATATACCAGTATCAGAGTTTGTACCGGCAGAAGACCTTGTAGTCAATTACGGTGCTAAGAATTTACAAACAGCAGAGAGGATCACTCATGTTGTAAAGGTATATGAAAACGATTTCAAGAAGCATGTTGCGAGGGGCTTCTACAGAGACGCAGAGATGTCTGACCCTGTTAACTTCCAGTCTGACATTGAAAGAGAGAAGGATAGACTGAACGGTACGACACCTGTGGATTACAATGATGGAAGATATACCCTCCTTGAACACCACTGCGAATATGATTTATATGGATATGAAGACAAGGACGAAGAAGGAGAAGAGACTGGTATAGGTCTTCCTTATGTAGTTACTGTTTGTATGAGTTCCAATAAGGTACTCTCTATCCGAAGGAACTGGGAAGAGGGTGATGAGAAGAAGCTCAAGATTAACCACTTCGTACAATATGAGTATGTTCCGGGGACTGGGTTCTACGGTTTCGGTCTGACCCATTTGGTTGGCGGGATAGCTGAGTCCTCCACATCCATACTACAGCAGCTTGTAGATGCAGGGGTTCTATCAAACCTCCCCGGGGGATTGAAGGCTAAGGGTATGCGTATACAGGGTGACGACACTCCTATAGCCCCTGCTGAGTGGAGAGATGTTGATATTGGTGGCGGGAGTATTCGTGATAATATTTTCCCTCTGCCGTACAAAGAGCCTAGTATGGTGCTGCTAACTCTCCTTAAGGGAATGGTTGAGGATGGCAGAAGGTTTGCATCTCTAAACGATATACAAGCATCTGAGATGAACAACCAAGCCCCCGTGGGTACTACGTTAGCCATCATAGAACGCACTATGAAGGTGATGACAGCTATTTTCGCTAGACTCCATGCATCAGCCAGAAAAGAGTATAACCTCCTTTCTGATGTGATTAGAGACTACGAAGGTCCAGAATATCCTTACGACCTTGGGTCTAACACTGATAAGAAGCTTGATGACTTCAGCGCACAGGTTGATGTACTTCCTGTATCTGACCCAAATGCATCGACAATGGCTCAGAGAATCATGCAAAGCCAGAATGTTCTACAGTTGGTACAGATGAAGCCAGAGATATATGACATAAGGAAGATACACAAGCAGATGCTTACGGCTATGAATGTTCCTGATGTAGATGAGTACATCCCTGCCGAGGAGTCCGAGGAACCCAAGGATCCTGCTACTGAGAATATGTACATGATTATGGGCAAACCTACAAAGGTGTTCATGTGGCAGGACCATGAGGCCCATATAATCACTCATATGACTGCTGCTGAAGATCCTAAGCTGGTGGGTGCATTGAGTATGTCACCTTCTGCACCAGCCATGCAGGCAGCATTGGCTGCCCATGTGACTGAGCATGTAGCCTATTTATATAGGAGAACCATAGAGGAGAACATGGGTATACCAATGCCTAGCCCGGACGAGGAGCTTCCCAAGTCCATTGAGATGGCATTTTCTAAGGTTGTAGCTGAGGCTGCAAAGAAGACTTTACAGAGCAGTATCGCAGAGATACAGAACCAGAAGGCAAATGCGGAAGCAGAGGATCCTCTTCTTAAGATGCAGGAGAGGGAGTTGGCTATCAAGGAGATGGATGCTCAGCGTAGGTCATCGGAGTCTCAGCAAAAGCTACAGCTTGACACCCTGAAGATAGTCTCTGATATAGGCTTCAAGGAGAAAGAATCTGAGATAGGTGAGATAGAAGTTGCTATAAATATCATAACGAAGATGCTTGAACAGAATGCAGATAATGCTAATGAACAGGCTAAACTACAGATAGAATCAGCTAAAGCTGGCGTAGAGACCATAAAGATGGTATTATCTGGATTTGACAGCATAAAAGATTTAGGGATATTAGGGGAGAATAAATGATAGAAGAACTGATTAGAATTGTAGGTAGCCGCAAGGAGTCATTGACTCATGGATTGACACATGGAAATGCAAAATCATTTGAGGATTATGCAAAGTTCGTTGGGCAGATAACGACTCTAGAGGATGTAGAGAACACTATAGAGGACTTGGTTAAGAAAGCAAATGGTGTAGATTTAACATAGTTTTATATAAGGGGGAATTAATGGGAGAGAGCAAGAGAAAGAAGGAAAAAGCAAAGTTATTGCCAGACCCAGTGGGCTACAGGCTACTGGTTACACCAATAGAAGTAGAAGAGAAATCTGTTGGTGGCATTTTTATACCCGATGACTTAAGAGATCGTGAATCAATTGCAACTGTAATCGCAATGGTAATTAAACTTGGACCATCTGCCTACAAGGACTCTGCAAAGTTTCCCGATGGGCCTTGGTGCAAGGAAGGTGATTTTATTCTTATTCGTCCTTACCAGGGAACTAGAGTCAAGGTAAAGGGTACTGAGTTTAGGATTATCAACGATGATACAGTTGAAGCAGTTGTCCAAGATCCTAGAGGAGTAGAACGAGCATGAGTGAGCAAGCAGAGCAAGCAAACGATGATCTATTTGGTAACAAAAGAAATGAAGTAATCATTAACAGCGGTGCTGAAGGTGAAGGTGGAGAAGAAGTTGAGTTTGAAATCTTCGATGCCAGACCGGAAGAAGATCAAGTCGCTCCAAGAGTAGGGCCAGACCCCTCAGAGAGTGAGTTTGATTCAGAGATAGAAGGTGTTGATGCAAAGGTTAAGAAGCGAATCAATAGACTAAGATATGAATTCCATGAACAACGTAGAGCTAAAGATACTGCTGAGAGAGAACGCGATGAAGCTGTCGTGTACGCACAATCTCTACAGAATATAGTAAAAAAAGGTGAAGAAGTTCTATTAGGTCAGCTTAAGGCTAAGAACTCAATAGAACTAGAGAACGCTAGGAAAGAAGCTAAGGTAGCATTTGAAGAAGGTGATGCTGAAGGCTTTACCAAGGCACAGGAAAACTTAAATAGAGTAAACTATGAGGGGATGGTTGCCAATTCATATATTCCTAATAGTGGTCAAGAGCAGTTTGAAGGACAACAACAATCTCAGCAAGTACAGCAAGAACAACCAGTAGTTGATGAGTATGCTCTACAATGGAAAAACAATAACCCTTGGTACGGCAAGGATCCTGCATTGACAGGATATGCGTTAAGTGTACATAATGAACTTATTAATGGTGGTGTAGATCCTGTCTCAAATAGAGACGAATACTATGGAACAATTAACAGTAAGGTTAGGGATCAGTTCCCTGACAAGTTTGGAGATGTCTCACAAAGCCCACCGGGGGCAACCGCAAGACAATCCAAGCAATCCGTCGTTGCACCAGCTAGGAGAACTTCTGCTGGTACTCGACGCAAAGTGCGGTTAACCGAGGATCAAGTCAACCTCGCGAAAAGACTTGGCGTCCCACTAGAAGAATATGCTAGGCAAATGAACCTGCTGCAAGGAGACAACTAAATGGTAGAAGAAAATCGTGTAAAAAGAAAGACCGAGACGAGAGAAGTAGAACAACGTGATCAACCTTGGACTCCACCCAAATTACTTCCTAGCCCAGATCCGCAGGAAGGCTATGTCTTCCGATGGGTAAGGAGTGCTACTAGAGGAAGTCTTGATAATAAGAATGTCTCACAGAAGCTTAGAAGTGGATGGGTTCCATGCAAGGCTGAAGATCATGATGAGCTTATGGTTATGTCCGATCTGAACTCAAACTTTGAAGGAAACATAGAAGTGGGAGGAATGCTTCTATGTAAGAGAACAGTTGAGGAGTCTCAGAGAGAAAGAGACTACGTTTCCAGAGTTAATCAAGCACAGAACGAAGGTGTTGATCGAAACTTCATGAAGGAAGAAAACGAGGCTATGCCTCTCTACTCGGAGAAAAGAACAGAGGTGACATTTGGTGGTGGACGCAAGTAGAGATACTACTTGGCTATCACCAATTAAATAAGGAGATAGTCAAATGGCAGGATATGGATTAAGACCTGTTGGCAAAGGTGGGACTACAATAACAGACTACGATAGTGGTGGTTTCTGGGAGTATCCCATTGCTGATGGTTCAACTATTAAGTTCTACAATGGTGATACCGTAGAGTTGGGTACTGATGGATATGCTATCAGGGCTGGTGGGGCTGCTGGTCAGAGCCCAACTAGTGTCGATGGGTTTCGACCCATTGGTGTAGCTGTTGGTTTTAAGTATACCAATTCTAGTAGTACTCCAGTTTGGAGTCAATGGTATGATGGTAATGCAGCTAACACCAATATTAGTGTAATGTGTGCAGACGACCCTAATCAGATATTTATGATTAGGTCATCTGGTGATACCACGTTTGCAGATGTTGGGTTCAATGCACAGTTAGCTACAACTAATGTGACTGATGCTAATGATATAACTGGTGTATCTGGTATAACATTGAATGATGCTACGATTGCGGCTACGGCGACTTTTGGTCTTAGGATTGTTGGCAATGCTAATCAGGAAGCAACTACAGCTACGACACGGGATGTACTCGTTCGTTTTAATCATGGTACACATGCTACCACTAACCCCACTGGGACAACGGCAGAATAGCCTAAGGAAGGAGTAAATCATGGCAGCAATTTCTAGAGCGCAAATGATGAAAGAACTTGTTCCTGGCTTGAACGCATTGTTCGGGTTGGAGTATAATAAGTACGAAGAACAGCACACGGAGATCTATGAGATGGAGTCATCTGATAGAGCTTTCGAGGAAGAGGTCAAGCTTTCCGGGTTCAATCAAGCACCCGTTAAGAATGAGGGTGCAGCTATCACTTATGATACTGCACAGGAGACCTTCACTGCTCGATACACGCATGAGACGATTGCTATGGGATTCTCTATCACAGAAGAAGCTGTGGAAGATAATCTTTATGCAACTCTTTCTGCACGATACACGAAGGCACTTGCTAGAGCTATGAGTCATACTAAGCAGACCAAGGCGGTTTTCCCTCTTGTTAATGCTTACACCCAGGCAAACTTTGCCGCTGGTGATGGCTTGCAGCTTTGCATAGGAGATGGCAGCAGATTAGGTACTGGAGGTCAGCCGATTAATAATGCTCTGGCTGTATCCGCAGACCTTGCTGAAGCTTCTCTTGAGCAAGCTTGTATCGACATTGGTAACTTCACAGACGAACGTGGACTTATCATTGCAGCCAAACCAGTCAAGTTGATTATTCCATCAGAACTTCAGTTCGATGCTACCGTTATACTGGAGTCCGCTCAGCGGCCCGGTACTGCGGACAACGATGTGAATGCTCTTAAGAGCAACGGAATGATCCCACAGGGGTATAGCGTAAACAACTTCCTTACGGATGCCCAGAACTGGTTTATCATCACCGACGTGCCTAATGGCATGAAGGGCTTCACCCGTGCCCCACTTACGACTGGCATGGACGGAGACTTTGATACTGGTAATGTTCGCTATAAGGCGCGGGAACGATATTCCTTCGGCGTTAGTGACTACCTCGGTATCTTTGGTAGTGGTGACATCTAGACATTAATGTCCCAGGGGGGTGAAAAGCCCCCCATCTTTTATACCAGACTCGTCAGACTTAATCAGACAGCACACGGACTGGCGAGCTAATTGTGTGCAATGAGGTGAAATATTATGGCTACAACTAGTTTTCAAGGTGTTACTAGATCCTATGGTGGTGGTAAGAAGAAGAACGTATCTCCCGGTGTATTAACGATGTCGGTTGTTGCTTCTTATCTTGCAAGTTCAACTGATGCAACTGTTGAAACCGCGAATCTGAGGATTGGAACGTCTGCGACCGTTGGTGAGTTCTTTGTTCTTCCCAAAGGAGCAATTCCTATCTCGGTAATGCCTGTTAATGCCGATGTTACAGGAGCGAGTCCAACCACTGACATAGGTTCAGCAGTTGATCCAGATGGATTCTTTAACGAAGTTGCCGCTGCTAGTAAGGGCGTCATAAAGGGTGCTGACGGTGCATTAGTAACTGAGTTAGGTATACTTCTTGATACCCAAGTAACGGCAGTAATGGGTGCTAATCCCACAGGAGGTGGCACAGGTACCGTAGTAATTACTTACACAGTTGCGGACAACGGAAAAGACGGATCTATTCAATAATTAAACATTGGAGGGGTTCCATTAGTTTGGAGCCCCTTCAATGGCTATCTCATAACGGAGAATAAAATATGGCAGATGATGCTGGGACTAGAGGACTTACCATTGGAGTTGACAGGAACTCTAAACAGACAGGTGTCAGAGCAGGTAAAGAGTGTTACTTTGCTTTTAATAATGCTACTCCTGCGACATCAGTCAACTCTAAAGTTTTTGAAGTGAATTGCAATAAGGCAAACGTATATACTGCTGGGATGAAAGCTGATGCAACTAATACTGCCGGTGCTGGCTCGTTCTGGAAGGTTGTTGGTGACAGTAATACTGCGACACAAGAAAACAGTGAAGAAATTCATACGTTTGCACTTGGTACTCCAACCAACTTCACACTAAGCAGAGGAAGATGGTGGATAGAAATTACAACTGCGGGTTCAAGTTCTGTTGATAACATAATCCAAATAGCTGGTTCTAATTAATAACTAAATTGGATAATCATAAGGTGCCTGAAGGTAACGGAACACAGAGGGAAATAGGTGCTAGGTTTCAGGAAATAGCAGAGCTTAGGCACGATTTCAGAAACATGAGGCAGACTATTACTCTTCTGGAGAATTTATTTAGAGAGAATGAGAAACAATTATTTTCTTTAAAATCAGAAATCATGCAAGTTAAGACAAGGATAATGACAGCAGCAGGGTTCGCAGTAGCATTCATCTCAGTATTAGCATGGGCAGTAGAGTGGCACTTTAAAAAGTAAGGGAGATCATAGATGGAAATTGAAGCGATGTTATCTGCGTTGCACCTTTCGGGTGTGAATTCAGAATTAATTGGGTACATAGGTATAGCATTCATAGCTGCAAAGTTGATTCTCAAGGTAGTATCTGCCATTGACTCAAATGGTAAGGCAGGTAATACTGCGAGGAGCATTGATGGGGCTATTGGTATGAAGACAGTTAAGAGTGTTGGTTCAAGTATAAAGAAGATTAAGGAGAAGAAATAATGTTTAGATATTTAACTTTGTTTGTTATGTTATCATTGTTAGTTCCGAGCTTACTGCTGGCACAGGAGGTTGGAGTTGAACCTACTGCCGAGGTAGAGGTTCTTAAGCTTGACACCCCTATCACTAATCCAATATTTAGTGATGGGACTATTGACCTCAGAGTACTTACCTTAGGAAAGAAGACATCTGTTGACATAGTAGTTGCTGGTATAGGATTCAGAGTAGACCCAGAGAATTGGGCACAGATTGATTTCGATCCCACCTTTGTAGATGTAGGACTTATACTTTGTACTACTCCTTACTTCAATACGGTCTTCCAGACGAATTGCGATTAGTCTACTATGGCTATATCTTCAACTCATAATTTCAATCTAGATGTAGGAGACCTGATAGAGGATGCATCAGCCATAGCTGGGTTTGATGCAACCGCAGGGTTTGACGTTCGTTCTGCAAGGAGATGTTTGAATCTTCTTCAGCTAGAATGGTCTAACCTTGGGATCAACCTATGGCAGATGGAAGAGGTTAAATGGTCAGATCCTGATGATCCATTGGTGGATACCCTTACCTCTGGAGTGTCATCATATGGGTTAGCAGATAACACTATATCACTACTTGATATGTCTCTCAGAATGGATGATGGTACTGCTAACCAAGTAGACTATGCTATGGATAGGATATCACAACCTACATATTCAAACATAACTTCTAAGGTACAGACAGGTAGGCCATTGCAATTTCTGTTTGAGAGAATAGAGATAAAAGATTACAGGACTCCTTCTGTATTAGTCGTTCCTAATGTAAGGGCAGATAGACGTAGTGTTATTAGACTATGGCCTGTTCCTGACTTGGACCTTACCTACAAGCTGGTGTACTGGAGAATCGCTAGGATGGCAGATGCTGACGGTAGCCTTTCTACTAACATAGAGGTACCAGACAGATTCCTTCCTGCATTAGTACATGGACTTGCGTTCAATATGGCTAAGAGAAGCAAGATTGGAAACATAAGGACAGGGGCACCTATACTGTACTCAGAGTACGATAGGCTCTTACAGATGGCATTAGATGAAGACAGGGTAAAGACTAGTCTTATACTGTCACCTAGGAGACACAGGAGTGTCTAATAGATACGCATCAGGACCGAAAGCATTAGGTATATGCGACAGATGTGGTCGTACATACTTGTTGAATGAGCTTAAATTTGAAACTAAAAACTATAAAAGAGACAATATACGGGTTTGCCCAAGTTGTTTTGATATCCAGAATCCTCAGGATCTACCAGATCTATTCGACGGGGGGGATACACAGGCGTTAAAAGACCCGAGACCGGATACTGGCTTAGAGGCCAGCAGAACTGTAGACTTGTCAGCTTGGAATGAAAAGTATGGAGGTAGCTAGATGCCAGACGTAGGCGGAAAAAGTTTTGGGTATACACCTGAAGAAATACGTAAGGCCAAGGCATATGGTTTGGAGACAGGTCAGGAAGTTAAGTACAAGGAAGGGTATGCCCATGGGGGATCAGTTGGCTTATCCCATAATCAGAGTATGCCTGACAAAAAAGAGAAGTGGCTGCCTAAGGGAACTAAGCTAGCAATAGGTGCTGACCCAGAGTATGCTAACCGTGGATGTGGTACTAGTGGCATGGTAGGTTCTAGTAAAAAGGGTGTAGTCTAATGTCATTCCCAATTATATCATCGACTAGTAACCCAATAGATCTTGATGACTTTAAGAACCTTGTTAAGAACTTTTTAGAGAACAACGAAAGCTCATTCTCTACCAATCTTGATCTATTAATAAGAGTTGCTGAAGACTTTATATGGGGAAGTATTGGTGGTTTCAGGACAAGATTCAAGACAGATGGAACAGATAAATTAGTAGCATCACAAGGATACTTTGATGCAAAGGCAGCAGTAATTACTGGGTCAGTTGGTCCACCTGTAATCCCTGATAAACCTACAGGTAATATAAAGGATATTCTTTCAATTGATGTAAGTAGTGAATATGCAACGGCAGGTATAAACTGGAGTCCACTACAGCTTAGAGACTATGACTTTGTAACTCAAGCATATCCCTCATCTGCTGAGACTGGACTGCCTAGGTACTACTCTGCTGATCCACTACAGAGTGTAACTGACCCAGATGAAAATCAAAATACAATAAGTATTGCAATATCCCCAGCTCCTACCGAGACTTATTTCATCAGATACTCATACACCAAATTCCCACTATCCCTTGTAGATGTCACCGCAGGAGAGGGTACTTGGATTAGTAGGAACTACATAAGTGCTTTGTTGTATGGAGTTCTGTACCATGGATACCTATATGAGAAGGGTGACATTCAGTTACTAGAGCAGTACTCAGGTCTATTCAAAGAGTCTATTATGTTAGCAGGTAAAGATGTCCAAGAGCAAGATACAAGTCAATATGAAAAGGGTACAGGCCCAGGAGATGGTGGCAATGAAATCACATAAAGGGAGATTAGATGGCATCCACCTATAAAAGCAACTTATACTCAGTAGAGGAAATCGGAATCGGAGAGGCCGATGGGATATGGGGAACTCTAACTAATGATAACTGGGAAGTTATTCAACGTGCCATTGGCTACAGTGTTGAGCTTGATGTCGATAATATATCTGGTAGTACTTCATACTCAAATCCAGAACTGAACTGGATAATTCCTGATGACACAAACGTAGCTAGTCTTAATGATGACGCCAAGGCAAGGTCTTCGTGTGTTACGGTTAAGGGTACTGGAGGGTCTCCTCTTGTAATCAACTTCAGGATTTGTGGGCTAGACACAACAACTTCAGTTGATAGAATATATTTTGTAAGGAATGCGCTTACTGATACTAGTGAGCCAAGGACTATACTTAGAGTATATAATGCTGATGGAACAGAATATGTAGATATAAACCAAGGTAGCACTGGAATAGTATCTCTGACATCTGATGTAGCAGGCGCTGGAAAGATAGTAAATTTAACTTCCCAGATACAGGTTGGTAAGATTGACTTCTCAGCGACTAGCAGTGCTGAAATTCTATTGGAGAACGATTCTAGTACAGCATTGCAGATCAAGCAGATACAGGATGATTTTACATCAAGGATAGTTGCTTCAATAAGCACTTCCACGGGGTTGCAACCAACTGGTACAGTTGCCAATGTTGGTGGTGAACTCACTAACGGAGAATTTGACGCTGTATTAAGTGGGGGCTCACCATCGTCAGCGTTGGATACTACCCAGATAAGCTTCACTGTTTCAGGAAATGAACTCTCAGCCATTAATGTTCTAGCCCCAGGGGTTGGATGGACAGCCCCACCGGTTCTATCGTTTGAAAAAGCTATTGGAGTTTTTAGCTTAGGAGTATCTACCACAGGTTCAGGATATGTCACCGATGGCACATATCCTGTTGTGTTCAGTGTTGGGGGAGAAGTTGTACCTGCAACTGCCACGTTTGTAGTGACTGCCGGAGCAGTCTCTGGTGTAAACCTTACTAGTTCAGGACAGTACACTGGTACACCCACGGCTACATTTAATGATGGTCTGGCCGACCCAGGAACTACCTTCGGAACAGGTAATGTGGTTGTAAGTACACCTCCCACTGGGACAGTTGAACTTGGCCCATCTTCAGCTATAGATCTGTCAGAATCATTCTCACAGCTAGGAGCTACCGAGCTATCAGGTAGCCTTCTCGGAAGGGTAAGGGCTTCAACTGGACCGTTTGTATCAGCAACACCTATCACTCTAGCAAACATAGCATCACCTCTTGTCTCCGGTGGAAACCTATTCATCACTGGTGGTACTGCCGATATAACAAATTTCTCAGGTGGAACCATAGGACAGACTATAACTATTATCTCTGCCTTTGCGACTTCTATCAAGGAAGGTTCTATTCTACTTGATGCGTCAACTAATTACAATATGGGGATCAATGACTCCCTAACGGTTGCCCTTAGGTCTGACAACAAATGGCATGAGACTGCTCGCATGAGTAGGACTGGTTCAACTGGAAACTCACTTAGTAGCCTGTCAGATGTGACACTAGTTGCGCCTATAGAAAACGAACAAGTACTTGCATACGACTCAGGCACAACTCTTTGGACTAACTCAGAGATAGTTATTCCCCCTGGTAGTCCTCAAGGCCCCAACGATGGCAACCTTGCACCCACTAACACATCCCTTGGTGTTCTTGCTATGAATGATTCCGATGGTGTAGACAATACTGCAATAGGTAATGAAGCAGGGATAAGCACTATTCGTGATCATAATACATTCTTAGGAGCAGATGCTGGTAAACAAAATAACTTTAATGGGTTTCCATTATGGCAACCTGGGACAGTTTACTCTATTGGAGACGAAGTTAGAGACTTACAAACACCACAGAATGTGTGGAAGGCTCAAAGCTCTGGAACCTCAGGATCCACTGCTCTGGTTGGTACGAATTACAATGAGCAGGGGCCTGCTGGATTACCAACCTATAGTGACTGGGAGTCTGGCTTTGACTATGTAGACGTTGGACCAAACGCTGATTTCTATCCACTTGTTATAGGAGCAGGGGGTGACATTTATTACACGATACCCGCTAATAATAGTGGACTATCAGGGAGTACTATCCCTTCTGTTTTTGACACAAGTGCTGGAACTAGCGATGGGAATATAATTTGGTATCCCAGGGCTTTCAAGTGGAAACCAAACACTAGTTATAATATATCCGCACTAGGAGTAGCATACGTGGGTATGTTTTGGAACGAGAGCGACGGTTCATGGTGGAACGATGGAACCAGCCCTGACAATGTTTTCACCACTGGTACAGTAGCTCCCAATGCACCATCTTACCCAACTCCACTTGCCCCCTGGTGGAGTCCAACCGAATATGGATCTGAACCCACGTTCTCTAATGCTGCTAACGGAGGTACAGGAGCTGTCACATTTGAATGGCAGGACAACCGCAGAGATTATGTACCTCCTTTTGACGATGGAGGTGTCACTTGGTATGTAAGCGCACTTGGATGGCAAGCTAATAGAGGGTACGGTGGATACATGATGCCTGGGAGACTTCTGGCTGATACTGATACTAAAGGTGGATCAATATGGTCTGGAAATCCAGATGTTGCTGGTGGTGGTGAAGGTGGTGGTGGTGGTGAACCTTGATACCCGATTACTGTATTATCGGGAGAGTAATGATGATTAGGAGTAAATAGATGGCTGGTAATGTTTACGCATACCGACAAGATTGGATAACGGATACTAATGAACCAGATCAGGGAGTCCCTCCAGGGCAGCCACCTGTTATTGGTTACGACCGTGATCCATTCTTTATCACGGTAGGTATACACGAGAATGATATATCCTTGCCAGGGAGTTTTAATACCGCTGTAGGGTCACAGGCTGGTGCAGTACGTACAACTGGTGATAGGAACATAGACATTGGATACCAGTCAGGTCCAGCGGTTGACTTTGATGGAAGTGATAATATATCTATAGGCTACCTAGCCGGTTCAGCGAAGACCGCTGGAGATGACAATATATACATAGTGAATGATGGATCTTCCCTCACTACAGAAAGCGATACAATACGTATTGGCACCGTAGGGACACACTCAAATACATATATTGCTGGTGATTCAATCACATTTGCAGATGGCAGTGTAACTCTTACTTCAACTGAAACCTTCTTGCAAGGTAATGTGAACATAGATGGTTTTAAGTACATTAAAAGCTTTGAAAGAGGACAAAATCGCGATACTAACTTATCCATTGGTAAAAACTCTATGGATGAAGATAGTAGCGCTGGCGTGCCTTCCGGCCCAGCCACAACCGTCATGGTTGGACCCAGTGCAGGATTTTTTATAACAGATGGTCAGCGTAACACAGGACTTGGACACAGTGCGATGTTTAATGCTTCGTCCTTTACTCAGGATAATACTTGCATTGGGGCTAGTTCAGGTTTTAGTCTCGTCAGCGGTAATAGTAATACAGTGATCGGCGCTCTAGCTAATGCTCTTGGTAGCGATTCTGTTGTCATAGGTAAAAGCGCAGGGTCTAATAATTCTGGAGGTGATTCAAATATATATATAGGATCTTCAGGCCCAGCTTCTACCTCCATAGAAAGCGATACAATACGTATTGGCACCCCGGGGACGCACACAGATTCATTTATTGCTGGCGATATTCTTGCAATTGGTAACCCTGCGTCCACCACATCCACCGAGATTAGAACAGGACTCGCGGCACAGACTACCAATATTGGTATAGGTGCGGGAGGTACAAAGACCGGACTTAATAGTGTACACATTGGCTACGCATGTGGTGGATGGGGGACTGGGGGATCGGAGAATGTATACGTTGGAGCGTTATGCGGAGCGCAACATAATGGTGGAGGTACTGGCAATGTACTCATTGGCTACAACGCCGGATATGGGAATGGAGCGGGTTTTGACGGAAGGGATAACACTATCTGCATAGGCAAAAATGCAGGGAATCAAATGGGGTTTAACAGGGATAATTGTATATTCATAGGACACGGTGGTGGTCCATCGAATCCGGGTGGAGATGGTATAGTTAGGATAGGCGAAGTGAGTCTGATTCAGGATACGTATCTAGCTGGCACTTTACATATCCTGCCGGGTGTGGGAAACACTGAATCAGAATTAGAACTCACTAAGCCTGACACCACTACAAACATAGTAACGATGACAGACTATGACACATTGTCAACCCAGCTTGGAGACAACGGAGTTTTTAATGTTCCTCTTAGCCAGAATCCTGTTGATGTTGGCGAACTAGGTTCATTTTACATACTGAACCCATCAACAACAACTATTAATTCAGTATTTTCCGATGCTGGTAGTATCACTGCTGGAACATTACCTGATGGCATGAGATTTACAATAGGTAGTAATGGAAATACAAAGGTTGTACATAATCTAGCTGGATCTAGTGGTTTCAAGCTTAAGGGTCAAAAAGACTTCAATATGTTACCTGGAGACAAAATAGATTTTGTATTTACAGGCAATGTGGCATATGAAACAGGCAGGACATTATATGCTGTACGTTCCATTGAGGATTTGCCAGATGGAAATGCTACACCTGATTTGGACACTGAAACTGATCAGGTTGTATACAGAACCGCTAATACTGGACCTACTACTTACACTGGATTCTACCAAAGTCCAAACTTTTCACCTACTGGTCGTAGTATAATGATTGTAATTAACGATAACTTATCTACATTCGACTTCTCAGGGGTAAATCTGAAGGGCAATGCTGGTGTTTCATGGAGTCCAACCGTTGGGGATCATTTAAAAGCAACATACTCAATGGAGTCTGCTCCAACTGCCTCCCTCGGGGTATGGTACTGTGATGTTAGCGAAAACTAGCAACAGGGGAATAATTAATGGCATCAACTTATAATAGTAACTATTTCTCCATAGAGAAGATGACCACAGGGGAGAAGGATGGTACGTGGGGAGAACTCACAAATGACAATTGGATTGCCATACAGCAGGCCATTGGTGCCAACAGTGTAATAAACACAGAAACTGTAACTGGCAGTAGTACCTACAGCTTGGTTCCAGGTACACCTCTTTATGGTGATCTAACCTTATTACTACCAGATGCTACCAACTCCTCAGCTACAACCACTGATGCTAAGTCTAGATGTTCCTTCATGACCATAACTGGTACCGGGCTAGGGAGTGGTGGCGTAGTACCTTACCCTGATTTTGTTAGATTAAATGTGTGTGGAATTACTTCTACAACGGCTGTTGATAGAATGTATTTCATAAAGAACGAACTTACTCCTGGCTTGATACAGCCAAATACTGTATTAAGAGTCTACAATGGTGATGCTACTTTCACTGGCAGTTATGTAGAAATAAACAATGGAAGTACTGCGTTAGTGTCGTTCATCTCAGACCCTAAATCGGTTACCGATGCAACTCAGCAGCTAAAGATAAAAACTATAGACATGGACAATACGCAGGGTGGTAAGATACTGCTAAGAAATCAATTAGCCAGTAGCCTAGCGATAGTTCAAGTTGATGATCTTAATGCTGAAGTTGCAGTTGCATCAATAAATACTACTAAGGGTGTTACTGATGTGAGCATAGACCCAGGTGGAAATGGAACTGGATACGTAGAAGGTCTTAACGAGTTAACATTTTCAGGAGGGATTCCCCTTACTGGAACAGGAGTAACAGCAGGAACATTTACAGTTGTAAACGGGGCGCTAACAGATACCACTATCACCCATCGTGGTCAGAACTGGACAACTGCACCAAATGTAGGATTTGATAAGGGTGTACAGGTAAGGGATATAACTCTCAATGCACAGGGTACATTGTACACCCCAGGGACATATCCTATTACCTTTACGGGTGGTAGCCCTGATGTACCAGCCAATGGAACATTCACAGTTGCTACTAGCGGTGATACTGTTACAACAGTGAACCTAGTATATGGTGGTCGTGGTTACCAGTCAGTTCCTACAGCTACATGCGTTCAATCGGGAGCAAGTGGCGGAAATGCAACTGTTTTAATTAGCTCTAATGCAGCAGCAACAGCTACTCTTGGCGATACCTCAACAGTAGATTTATCTGCATCTAGTTCCATAATTAGAAATGCAGTAATAGAAGAGTCAAGTATTGGTTTAGTTGATCCTCAGCCTGGAAAATTCACAACGCTTGAATCGTCATCGAGTACCGTGTTAGGTGGGGATGCTAATGATATTATAAATATAACTGGCCTCATAGATGGTCCAATAAAGTTCTCGGTGGATAACGACACTACTCCTAATAATGTACTAGGAACAGATACGTCTAGGATTACTTCCTTAGTTTCTAGGGATATAACTATAAACAAAGGAGATGACGAACAGATACTTCTTTTCAAGGGAGGGGGTACCGAAGCTGCGGGGGCTGGGGTAAATACGACACAGGTAGGGAGAATAATAACAGACTTCACAGATGAAACTATCTCTATGGAGTCTGCTTCTGATTGGGCTGCCACTGGTGGAATAAGGATTATACTAGACAATACAGACAGGAAAGCATACATATCGACTAACCCAGGGTTGAGTGGTATAGGGAGTATAACCTTGACCGGAGGAGGATCAGGATACCCTAATGGGTTTAATCAAGCATATAGCCTGACTAATGTTACAAACACTTCTCTTTGTAATGTTCTTTATGATGTAGAGTATGGTATTGTTACAGCAATGAGGATCAACTACCAAGGCCAGGGATACACAGATGTTGGTCCAGCCCCTAATATTGCTCCCGACAACACTACTGATCCAGTACCGGGAGGAGGGTCTGGTTGCACCTTTACTACAGTGGTTGGTGGTCCTACAACGAACACACTTATCGGTGGTGCCTCTCAAGAAAGAGTTGTACCAGATCCAAATACAAGCCTTACGTCCATTGGCAACTACCAAGAATTCACATTCAACAGTAATAGTGCTAATATGACAGGGGCTATGTTCGACCAATCTCATGGTCGAAATACTCCCCCTATCATGATAAGTGGACTTTACAGGATAACCAGTACTGCTGGGTATGGTCTTTCAATTGGTGATGAGATTCATGCAGACAGGGGTTCTGGTAGGTTCAGTGGTGGTGCAACTGGTTCTTTTGGTGTAAACATTATTGCCAATGCCAGCAGATTTTATTGGCGTGGCGGGAGGAGTGGTAACGCTGGTTCCAATGTATATTACCAACCAATAGGTACCCCTAGTAGTGGTGGAAACACCCTAGGCCAGATTCAAGGAGATTTTGATTTCGTGACAAGGTGTTGGTGGTGATAAAATAAATGATGTCACAAAGTTTGGAGAATAATAACTGAATGTATATTAAACCACAAATAGAACCAGGGATGAGTAGGGATGGATCCCAGTATGAAGCTATGAATACATGGTTTAATGGCAACAATGTAAGGTTTAAGCTTGGTAAGCCTCAGTCTGTAGGTGGATGGGAAGAGAAGCTTTACCAAGACTTTGACGATTTGCCTAGAGATCTAAAAGGTATAGCAAGGTCTGTATTTCAATGGGTGTCAGGTAATGGGAGCTATTACACATTAGTAGGAACTACATGGAAAGTATATCTTATACATGTAAATACTGTATATGATGTAACTCCACTCAAGTCTGATAATCTTAAAATAGTATCCCCAGTTCTCCCTGAGACCAACGACTACAGCTTCCCTGCATTTGAGTATAATGCTACAAATAAGACTGAAATATGGGTTAGGAAAACAGTCTCAAGCACCCCAGGTAATTTTGCAAGAGTTAAAACTGAGTGCAAAGGTAATGACGTAGTTAATTACAACAACGGTTTTTGTATGATAAAGGATTTATTGTTCACTGAGCCAGGGCTTGATGTATTGCCCGAGGATTTTAATTCTGGATACAAGGGATCAACCCAGCAAGGGAAACCCAGTAACGATGATGGATGGCATCTATTCAAGAAGGATAACTTTGACTATTTTAAAATAGATGCAGAGATCGGTGAGATGGCCGCATTCACAACTGCTACACTTGATGTTGCTAACAAAATCAGTCAAGGTCAAACAACCAACATAACAATAAAGACTGACCCCGTTTTCAAGCCAAGGGAGGGAGATGTTGTACTAATTAGTGTACTTTATGGTTTTGAGCTAATACAACTAGGAACTGATGTGTCTACTACTAACAACGTAACATTGTATGGCGATGCTACAACACCTTGTGAGAGGGGTATGTTTGGAACTACTGATAGTGAATGGATCCCTGACTTGACGCTCGGCTACCCAATAAATATGCAGATGTATGAAAGGAAATTGAATCTCCAGCCTAATGATAATACTGCTAAGATATGGTACAACATAAACCCTGGGTTAGACAGAGAAATATCAGTAGTGGCTACATCATCCTGGGGTATTGGTAGCTGGGGCAATGGGCTATGGGGAGGAGCTGGCCTTATACCAGCAACTGCTGAAACTAGTCTAAGGTTCTGGAGCTTCTGTGCTAATGGTGATGATATAGTAATGAGTCCAACAAATGGAGAGATATACTATCTATCACTAAAGAATATAACTGGATCGGCAGACACTGTTCCTGATACCGAGGATGTTAATACTAGGAGAGTAAGGACACTTGGAGAACAGGGTGAGTTCAACGGTGTAACACCAGTGAAAATACCTACCGTAAATGGTGACATATTGCTAACCACACTTAGTGGGCATTTAATATCTTTCTCCACACAACATTTCTCTGGTGGCAGCCAGACTGAGGTTAGCCCCATACTTGTAAGGTGGTCTGATAATGACTTGAATGATCTTAACATATTCGATTGGGGCCTAAGGTCAACCAATACCTCTGGAGGGTTGGTACTCAATAGCGGATCAACCATTAATGGTATGTTAGAAACTAATAGAGAAGTTCTTATATGGACAGACGTTTCTATGTATAGTCTAAGATACGTTGGTCCTCCTTCCGTGTTCACGCTTACATTGATATCAAGTAACGTAAATCTTATAGCAAGGCATGCATCAGTAGTAGTTGGTGGTGAAGTATTCTTTATGGGGATAGACTCATTTTACAGTTACAAGGGACAGCTATCAATGATCCCATGTACTGTTTCTAACTTTGTCTTTGACAATATAAACACATCGCAGAAGGATAAGATATATGCATTCCAGAATGAAAGATTCTCTGAGATAAGCTGGTGTTATCCGTCTGCTAATTCTTTTGAAGTAGATCTGTATGTTACATATAACTACCTAGACAAGGTTTGGTATACTGGAAGTTTTGATATGATTCCTGTAGAGGTATCAGGGGTTCAAGGTGGAGCTGTCACTGGATACAATAGAACATCATGGATTGATGCTAACCTTGAGGAGACTCCAGTTTCAACCTACATAAAGACATTCGACTTACAATCACAGCCACAAAATCTAACGACAGGTATAGTGGCTCATGATACTGGTTATGCAATGGTTTACCAAGGAGTAAGTCCAGAACCACTAGAGGCATTCATAGAGAGTGGAGATGTTGGGCTGGACGATAGTGGAACTGTATTCTTCATGAGGAGATTCTTGCCAGATATATACTGGACAGGCTCTGCTCCTAACATAGAGGGAGATGGGATAGACATGGTATTTTCGTCAAAGAAGTACCCAGACTCCTTTGCTCCTACGTCAATTAGTGATGCTAAGGTGTTTGAGCCAACTGAGTACACAAGTACAGTTGGTACTGGTAACCCTGTACCAAGGGATGGTAAATATGACATAAGGGGTCGTGGTACTACATTCTCCATAAAGCTAACATCTTCTAGCCAGAACTATGGATGGAGAGTTGGTGACGTTTCTGTTGATATAAAGCCTGATGGGAAGAGATCATAGTGGGTGTTACTGGAGTCGAGAATCTATCTTCTGCCTCGGAAGAATATGACAAGGCCAATGAAGATGAATTTAGATTCATGCTTCAGCAGATTGTTGATAGACTAGATAGTAAACTTTCCTCTGTAGCATCAGGTGTAGGGGAAGAGTCATTAAGTTCCAATTCAAGATTATCACATGTCAGACCTAGCGTAGGAATAAAAACATATCCTGACCAGAGCGGTGGTTCAGCTCCTGTAGTCCTAGAAGACAACAACTTCTTCTTTGGAAATTGGGAAAGTTTCAACATAACCAAGTCTATACCATTGGGTAATCTGGTTCCACAATGGTTTGAGAAGGTAGAATTCTCTGCACGGCAAACAACGACACCAGTTACATGGGCTCAGGAAATAGTTGCACCAAAGGTGATTCCAGTGAATCAAACACCTCCAGCAGCAGCTTTAGGATTCGGCAGTGAATTTAAATATCAGGGAGCTTTCCCTGAGAGTGGAGAGAAGTATTTTTTAGTCAACTGGAGTCTTGGTCTAGTGGGTTACTCCTATATAAAAGGGAATCTTGTAATTGCCGGTTTGACCATGGACACTACTCCAACCTATAACGGTCCGGTTAGGGTTGATACACATGCTGACCTACCTGGGACTTATCAGATATCGCAAGGTTTGGGTTCTGGTTATGAATACTACGGTGGGGTCTTTTACCTTGGTTCTCAAACATGCTCTGGAACTGCTATAGTAAAGATAAAGAACAACGTGCTGAACGGAACTCAGTCTGGTATAGTGGACAGACTTGGGTTTCAATGGGGAATGATGAATAATACTCAAGTTGATGCAGCACCTAACCCATACACTGTCACAGCCCTTTTACCATATGCTGATGGCTTTCAAATTTCAATAGTACCCCTGGGGAATGGATAATATAAAATGGCTAAAAGTTTATTAGATATTATGATGATACAGTATGTGGAAAACATCATTCAGTCCTCCATGCATGGGGACTTTATAACAGAATCTCAACTTATTAAACAGAATTATATAGAATCTGTATTAATTGATATTGGTAAACCTACTCTAGATGAAGTATTAGATGCTAGTGAATTAGAAGTAAAGAGAATGCTCAATGATGGTATTGAATTTAGTGGGATACGGCTGGAACTACCTAAAGAAAAATCTAAAATGGACACTAAATAGATGGATAGGTATAAAGTACTAGGTAAGGTGAACCTAACAACACCTAGCTCTTCACTATTGTACACAGTACCGTTACCTACGGTATTTGAGAATACAGATGTAGGGCCAAGGACAGATGCTACAGTTCTATATACTATAGTAAGCTCTATTATAATATCTAATCAACTTTTTACTAATAGTCACTTCAGTATAGCTGTACTGGACGATAGTTCAGTAGTAACTCCAGTAGCTGCTGATTATATATTTAAAAGTATATTATTAGAATCATGGGTTACAATGGTTGTAAGCCCAGGTATAACATTGCCATCTATCCCGCAGGGAGCAGATTTATTACATGGGGCAGCTCTATGGGTAAAATGCGATACGGGAAATATAACAGTTCAAGCTTATGGAGCAGAAGTAACTCAATGAAAGGTATAGATTGATATGATAGAATGGGAAAAGTACGCACCTAAGAATAAGAGCAGTACTTCTAAGTTTAGGAATGAATTTCCTAACAAGAAAGAAGCTGAGGACATAGCTAAGAAGGGTCGCTTCGGTGACACTATGATTATGCATGTCAACCCAGCAGAGGTTGAGCTTCTTGCACAGTTTGCCCCCGGTGGGATAACTATCAACCCAGAGACAGGTCAGCCAGAGGCATTCTTGCCATTACTGGCTGGGATTGTACCCATGATAACTGGTGCCTTATCATCTATAGGGCCTGCATTGATGGCTGGTATTGGAGCTATAGGTAGCGGCTTAGGTGCCGTTGGTGGTATGATAGGTACTGGACTAGGTGCCGTTGGTAGTGCAGCAAGTTCCGTTCTTGGGTCTGTAGGTATTGGAGGAGGAGCAGGAGCAGCAGCAGCTCCTTCAACTGTGCTAGCAACTGTGCCAACTGCTACTGCTGAAGCTGCGCTTGCTTCTGCTGGTACTACTGCTGCACAGGGTGCTGCTAGCATACCAGCATGGATGTCTGGTTCAGGCACTCCTTTTATGTCTGCCCTCGGAGTGGATGCGACAGGTGCAGCATTACCGGGATCATTTAGTACTCTTGGGAGTGGAGGTGCTGCCTTTACTCCAGCAGCCTTGCCGGGAGCAATTCCGACAGGCATCATAAACCCTGCGTTAATGGGTGGTCAGGTTCCAATGAATACTGGTAGTATGCTAGCACAAACAGGGAGTCAAATGACACCTGAGATGTTTACTGCATTACAGAATGCACAAGGAGCAGTTGTACCACCTGTAACTCCACCTGTTGTAGCACCTGTAGCTCCACCCGTTACACCCGTTACACCAACTTGGGCAGGCTCTCCATTGAACCCTGCTAATATGGGAGCTAACCCTGCTTTCCCACCCACTACTGGCCCATGGAATCCAGCTCCCGCTTTCAATGCTACGGCTCCTATCCAGAATATACCTGCCAGTGCATTCCCTGGTGCCCCTCAGGCCACCAACTCGATTAGTCAAGCCTACTCGGCGATGCCGGGTGGAGCAAATAGTACTCCGATAGCCGGGGTGGAACTACCTGCCAACCTAGGCGAGCCACTCACTATAGGTGAAAGTATAGCTGGAATGAGTGATAGTAGTAAGTTAATGGCTCTATTTGGAGCAGGTTCACTTATAGACTCTCTGGCAAGCGATGACTTTGGAAGTGAAGAAGAGGAATATGTGAATAGTTATGGTGCAGAATACCGTCCAAGCTGGAAAGAGAATCCATATTCTAGAAAAACTAGAAGACTAGCAGTAGGCCCAGGTGGTAGCCCCGATAACATAAACCCAAGATATTATGGTAGTGGAATAGGATGAAGGGAATATAAATGGAATCAGGTAATAACTCGTCAGATCCAGGCAATGTATACTTTGATGTACCTGGGGGTATATCAAGTCAGTTCCAAGTTAATAATCAACTAAACCCTTACAGCTATGCACCTGTGCATTCTAGTTTCGGAATAGGGTCATTAACTGGAGGTGGTAATGATAGGGTGGCAACTGACTATGAGACATTGCGTGGAGTAGGAGATTCTACTCCCTACAATTATGATCAGTATTTGAGTTGGGGGTTAGGCGGATATGCTACTGAGATAGTTACTGGCTACGATAGTTTCGGGAATCCAATCATAGTTAGACCCGGTAGCTCAGTCCCTATGGAGGGATATGATAATGTAGAAGGATATAATTGGGATCTGCTTCCTGAACATGGACCTTCATTCACTGACTCACCACTTGTAAGCCCACAAAGAGATGCTCCTTCACAGGAGTTCTATGATAGTGGTGTAGCTAATGTAGACAGGGGAATACCTGGGGTTCTACTAGGTTCACAAAGTGCTGGATTCCAACCAGACTACGGTTACGCAATGACTAGCGACGGTCCTCGGATGCCTTCAAATCGTGATCAATATACATCAGTAAATGGTTACATACCCGCATTGATAGGTGGTGGTAGCTGGGTGTGGAACCCTGAGCTTACGAGAATGGGTTACGCGACAAATTCACCAAAGGGTGCCAGGGGAGGAGAACGGGGAGAACTCGAGAATCTTAGAGGAAATTGGTCATACGTTGGCAGAAATGGACAATGGGTCAAATCAACTGAATTGAGTGATGAACAGATAGCAACTAGGCCAACCTTGGATGATGCGAGGGAACAGGGGTATGTGAGTAGGAATACCGGATATGGTGGTTCAGGAACACCGGTCCAAGGCTACATCCCTCCAGGCAGAGACACGTACGTTGACTACGGTTTTAGAATATACTAAAGGAAGGTGACATCAACATGATAAATGAACAGAATGATAGGTTTGACTTTGATAGAAATCAATCAGAGTTCGATAATGGAAGTACGCAGTTTAATCAAGGAGATATGGAAGATGTTATGCTTGCCCTTGAAGCTGCCTTAATAGGAGAGCTTCCTCAGGCAGAGGCTGCTCAAGTTATAGATCAGTTCATAGCCGTCTTTGGTGAAGAGGAATTCAGAAGGGCCAGCCAAGCTATCCTTGAAGGTGGTCAAGGTATGGATGTTCCCATGGGGCCTGATTCAGGATTGGTTGAAGGCCCAGGTACTGGGACTAGTGATAGTGTGGATGCTATAATAATGCCTAATGCACAGCCTGGGTATGCTATGGGTGGCAATGTTGACCTAAGTAAGCACCCAGGTGGTGGTGGTCCTGAGCCTGTTAAGCTCTCTGCTGGGGAGTACATACTTCCACACGATGCAGTTAGGAAGATAGGTGGAGGGGATCATGGGCTAGGCACACTCAAGCTAGACAAGATGCTAGGGAAGGAGATTGTAAGGAATGGGTAAAAAAGGAGGAGGAGGAAACCCGGACTCTACTCAGACTGTGATCAATGAACTGCCTAGCTATGCAAGACCATACTATGATCAAGTAATGGCTATGTCGTCTGAGAATCTAGACAACACGGTAGGCTGGGATCAGTATAAAGAGACTGGAAGGACAGACGTAAACGGAGATCCTATCCTGGGAGGGTACCTAGAACCCGGCGATGAAGGATATGGAGGAACAGGAATACCTACCTATATGGGAGGGAGACCTGAGGCTAGAATAGCAGCAACGGCACCAGAAATTGTAGCTGCTGGTCAAGCTAGGAAAGAGTTATTCGATAATCCGAATAGAATGTACGAACAGTTCAGCAATGATCAAATGAATTTTGCTGCTAATGCTAATGCAAACATGGAAGCTCAATCTGCTGGTGGTAATTTCTACGACTTAGATGAGAATGGGATTTCAAATGCACAGAAATATATGAATCCCTATCAACAGCTTGTAACAGATAATGCAACAAGGGCAGCCACTACAAGCTATGAACAGCAGAGAGATAGAAGAGCAGCTCAGACTGCTGCTTCTGGTGGCAGAGGGGGTTATAGGGATAGTATAATGGACTCTATAGGTCAAAGTTCACTAGCAGGTGAGCTTGGTAATATAGTAGGTGACTTCGGATCACAGGGGTACATGAATGCCCAAGATCAGTTCAATAGAGACAGGGATGTTTCTATGGGTGCTGTTAATAACAGAAACGCAATGAGACAAGCTCAGGCTGGCATAGCTTCTGGACTTGCTGGAGACAGTAGAGGGTTCGGACAACAGGACTACAACCAAAGGCTAAGAGAGATTGCTGGTATGGAATCTGTTGGGTACAGAGCTATGGGCGAAGAGCAGCAGAAGAAGGATCTAATGTATTCTGACTGGGTAAACGAAGATAACTACCTACAGAATCAGATGGCTAACCAAATGGGTATGCTCAGTGGTATGCCTATGAGCAATAACTCGTACCAAACTAATGCATCAGCAGTTCCTGGGGCTGCTCAGCAACTTTTTGCTACTGGAATTGGCATTGCAGGAATGGACCAAGCCTTTAATGGCGGTGGTGGTGGTAAGGGAATATTCGATCTTCTTTAAGATAAACATTTGAAGGGAAATTAGATGGCATACAATAACGCAGGAATATCTGGCTTGACCGGACCTGATAGTCATGAGTCACCAGACATACTCCAAAGGCTGGATATGTACAGAGGCTACCCAAGTGAAAAGCTTGGGCCAATTGCATCCAATGGAGATCTTGCAGCCGTTAGTGTGCTTGCTGACAGAAAGGATCAGGAGAGAAGACAGAAAGAAAATGCAGCTAAGAACCCAACAACCACTGCTATAGAAGATTTGATTGCAAGGAATAACTTTCCAGTGGGTAGTAATAGTCTTCCTCAGATGCCTCAAGGTAGACCCGGTATGCAGGGAGCAGACACTGCTATGCCTAATATGGGAAGCCCCCCAGGGGCAGGCATGATAGGCGCATCATCCTCTCCGGGGATGGGACTTGCAAGCCAAGGTCCACCCACAGGCTCTCAGATGCCCCCTGCTGGATTTAATCAACAGCAGGTACCTGGACAGCCCCCTGTCATGGGAGCCAAGGACGGGGGTCTGGTGGACAGATTCAGAAGATCTGGTGTGAGAGGGTTTAGTGGGGAATATGGCAAGTCTGGATCCTTGATGACTCCAAGTCAGAGAGACGCACTTGATGCCTATAACCGATGGGGTGTTCCTCTCCCCCCAGGACATCCAAGTTATGATACTGGTCTAGAAGTCTATGCACAGGAGTCACACGCTGATAGATATCGTGCTGAGCAGGAAGCTAGTGGAATGAAGGTGGGTAGATATAGGGACTTGCCTATACCTCGTAGCGAAATTTCATACAGGTTACCCTTTAGAAGAGATGAACTAGGTGGAGAATACGGACCAGGGCAAGCTCCTCATGTACCTGCTAGCGATCTCATGCCTCCTGTGCAGGGCATGAAATATAACTTTAATACAGAACCTAGGGAGACGTTCGATACAGGGGCAGACGTACCCGGTCAGAAATTTGGTAGGTTTTTAAAGGCTATGAGTAAGATTGATATTCCCGATGTACTCCGTTGGGATCCTGACCACCCATCACTGCACACTAATGATGATTGGACTAGTAATAGCGAGTACTACAAAGGTAAAGGCAAGCATGTTAGAGATATTATTGGAGATAAGATAGGTGGAGCCTATAATGCTTTCAAGGGTGGGATTGATAATAACCCACTTGGAAGGACGGGTAGTGAGTCAGGACATCCTCCGGGTGTATCATTGTTCGTTGATCAGCCATGGATGAAAAGAGTAAGAGAGAATGTAGCTCAAGGAGAGCCTGATCAAGATCGTATAGCAGCTATGGAAGGTTGGAACTGGTTCGGAGGAATGTTTGATTCTGATGATGTTGGATATCAAAACAGAAAGAAAGCAGGAGGGCAAGCCTCTGAAGAGAAAGGAGTTGGAGGTGGCGGTGGCGGTCCTAAAGAAGGTGTAGAAGGTAGACCTAGACCACCACTCCTAGAGGCTGGTAAGGTAGATGTTACTGCTATGGATATGTTCATGGATAAGATTGAGGAAATGCAGAGGGGTAAGAGGGGGATGGCCTTACTAGCGATGGCAGCAGAGATGGGCAAATATCATAAGGGAGGATTCCTTCCATCAGCAGTTGCTGGTATGAATGCTGCTGGTCAATCTGCAAGGGATACTGACACTCAGACTTTGAAGGGCTATGGTTTAGGAGCAGAGCTGCAACTTCAGAAAGAAAAAATTGCCAATGATTATGCAGTAGGAATGGGTAGAAATGCTTCATACGCAAGTAATGCCAATGAAAAGGCATATAAAGCCCTAACAAAGGAACAGCGAAGTCTTGTAAATGACCGTATGAAGGCATTCGATACGTCAGCAGATGGTCCAAGGGCATTAGAAGCTCTCATGCTTGGACGCATGGGATCAAGGGACGACTACAGATATCTTCAATACGCTTTCTATGGTGGAAATGAAATTGATTCAACCTTGAGTGGTGCAGGTGATTGGGGTCAAGTATCTCCTAGGGATCGTACTGAAGCCAGATCGATAGTTATGCAAGCATTAGTTGCTGATGTTCAGATGCAATTAGACATCGGGGGATCTGGTGGGGGTGGTCAAATAAACATAGCTTCTCTGGGTGGTAAACCTATAACTGCGAGTAGATTCTAGTGGGAACATATAAATACTTCTTTCCAACTGGAGGGTACTATCCTGTAGAAGATGATGTATCTATGGAAGATGCAGGCAATCAATTACAGGAATTGTATCCTGCTGGGTTCTATCAAAATTTTAGTCCTATGCAGAGAGAAGAAGATATTCGTCAACGTGAGGCTGACAATCAAGGATTCTTTATGGATGTAGTTGGCGAGCCCATTCTTACTGGATTGGAACGTCATCTCACAACCCTTCCTTTAGCCGGTAGGTTGGCTCATGATTTTGCTACTGCAACTAAAGAGCAGATGAATGACCCTAGGCATCTACAGCAATATCGAGATGATTTTGCAGCGATGTCACAGGAGAAGCAAAAGCATACCTTCAGGCAAGCATCTGAACTTATAGCAAGAGGTGAGTTTACAGACTCTGCCAAGGAGCTTGGCATGTCAGGGCTAGAGAATTTCTTTGGCATGTTGGCCCACTGGGCACCAACGATTGCTTCAAGCAAGCTTGGAGCTGCTGCTGGTACCGCCATAGCACCCGGTCCTGGCACTCTCGCTGGTGGTATGATTGGGTATTCTGCTATGTCTGCCGATCAGTTTCTAGCAGAGAATCTGATGGAGTCGATTCAGAGCAACCCAGACATAACCCTTAATGATATAGCAGATAGATTCCCACATTTATTACTTGCCACTGCTGGTCAGGTAGCAACTGAAGCTGTTGCCTTTAAGGTGTTGGGATTGTTCAGCAACAAGTTACTTGGCAGCATACCTAAGAATGCACCTATAAAAAGGGAACTTGTAAATTCAACTCAGAGAAAAATAGCAAGTATAACTGGACCTAGATCTACGGTTCCTAGAAATATAGCACAAGGTGCAGTCGGAGAGGGTGGAGCAGAAGTACTCCAACACATCATGACCAAGTGGCAGGCTAATGTTCCGATAGATTACGCCGAAGAAGACCACATGTGGGAGTTGATGGAGAACTTCTGGGGTGGATTGAGTGGTGGTGCAGGTATTGGTGCAATGACTAGTCTGATTGATGGACGTAATCCACAGACTAGCAAGAGAGACAAAGATCTGCAAGATGAAAAGATTAAGAGTTGGGCACATGCTAGAGCAAGAACTGCACAGCTAGAGACCCAAAGACTTGAAGCAGAGAATAGAGATAAGCAAGCACAAGCAGCAGAAAACTCCCAACTTGAAGCTGAACTAATCAACGAGCAGATAGATGTGGATAGGAATGAAGGTAGGTCTGTAGTCTCAGAAGAAGACATACATGCTGCTGCTCTTGAGAGGAATATAAACTCAAGAGATGGAGGGTTCATTGACTTTGTTAGGAGAACATTCCCTAGTCATGAAGGTCAAATAGATAGCCTGTCAGATCTCAGTTTACAAGAGAAGAACATCCTCTACCAGAATCTTAAAAGATTCCAGAGGCAAGGAGCAACTGGAACTGGAGAGTCACAACCCGTAAGCTTCAGGGCACACTCAGATAGTGACATTGAGAAAGTAACTGATTCTATAGCTAAGAGGTTTAAGAGACATAAGAATAAGGCTAAGTTATTCACAGTTGAAGATGTCAAGAAAATACTTGGTGATGCCAGTGATGAGAGAGCCAAATCTTTGATCGAAGAGTTGCGTGTGAACGGTGTAGTAGAAAACGAAGGGGTAACAGAAACATTAGAACGACTAACGAAGAAACATAGAGAAGATTCAGTAGATTATGATAATGATTTCGAGCCAGACTATACAGCACAACAACTTTCTGACCTGTCAGAGGAAGCCTCTAATTGGAATGAAGGTGACAACATCTCACCAGAATTAGGTAGATTAATATTAGATAATTCTGGATACGTACTAAACGATGCACAGGTAGATCCAAATACAAGAGCTATATTAGATATAGCGAGAGAGACAACTACATTTCCAACATGGGAAGAGATACAGAGGCGCACTAAGGGCAGTAGCCAAGCAGAAACAGTTTTAAAAAGCCAGTATGATGAGGTTGTAGAAAAATTAAAAGCGGATGGTTCATTACAAACCAATGCAGATGGTGAACTTTTCTTGGCAAGCAGGTATGAACAGGGTGTAGTAGGGAGACAGTATAGAGGAGTAGAGAGAGGAAAGTTCGTAGTCAGGGCATTGGATGGTTCGATAATATCAGTACATGATACTATCGAAGGTGCTAAGCAGTCAGCACATGAAGCCAATGAAGACAAAGGTGGAGGAGGCTACGACCTAACAGATGACTTCGGCAACACCACTAGGATAACTGGACGTAAATCTAAAGAGAGAGCCTTAGCATTCATAAGACAGCATAAGAATAGTAAATATAAAATATATGTTGATGGCGTAGAAGCAGAGTCAAATCTTAGTAAGACTAAGGCTGAGAAGCTTTCAAGGTGGATGAGAAGTACTAATGGACTGACTGGTCAAGAGGGGAGAAGAAGAATCACAGTAGGTAGAGATGAATCTAGCTTCCAGTTTAGATCAACTCCAGATTCATATCTGAATAAGCTACCAGATGTTATATCTGCTGGAAACACTAAAGAGAATTTATTCGTTGTCGAGGAAACAAAGCTAGGTGAACAGGGGAGATACTTAGGAAGCAAGCTAATAGGATTAGCAGACACATTAGCTGATGCAGAGTCTAAGGCTAACAACTTTAGAGATCTTAGGAGAAAATCATTTGACTCAGTAGGTGGCAAGATAGTAGAAGAAGATGCTGATCTAGCAGACTTGAGGAATGATCCAATAGGTCATGCGACGAGGAGGGTCAGGGAGGAATCACCACACTTATCCGAACCTATAACTCCATCAGAATCTAAGATATACAAAGCAGAGATGACAGAGTATGGGAAGAGGCTGGAGAAATACTTCAATAGAGCCAAGCTAGGTCATTATGGAATCGGTTTACAATTCGTTCATAATATGCAGGACTTGGCATCTTCATTAAAGAATGGAGAAGATGGTTGGTTTAGTACACAGACTGGGATGATAACCTTACTTGATAGATTAGAATATTCACGCATAGATGCTAACTCTTCAGATGAGGAAGTGTATCAAGTATTGCTCCCAATCCTGGGTCATGAGATGATGCACGCCTATGAGACACTTGGTTTAATAAAGCCTTCCGAGAAGAGAAGGATCCTGAAGAGGATGGAAAAGATAAAGAATGCAAATGGTCAGACCTTGGCAGATGAGGTGCGAGAACGGTATAGACATTTAGAGGGACCAGAATTAGAATCAGAGATGCTTGCTGTAGCGTTAGAGGTATATATAAAAGAGAGGGGATGGTCTTTAACTGATAAGCAGAAAGCATCTAAGAAAAAGGATATAACAGGTGCAGATGCAAGTGTGATGAGTAGAATTGGTACATGGCTCAGAGGTCTAGGGTCGTATGTCAATAGTAGTGAATGGACTGGAAGAGATGAGAAGTTAATGAGTAAGTTTGTGCCAGGGGAGGAGAGGGACAGTCTTACTGTTAGGTCTGCTCGATCTGGCTTCAGACCATTTGATTCTATGGAGGGAACCATCAGGCCAGAGAGATACACCGATGGTGAGAAGATCGTATGGGATGGAGATGTAAATTCAAGAGGGGACAAGTGGTTAACTATCGTTGAAGTCAAGGATATACATAACTTGGCAGATGCTAAGGGTGTACCTTGGGATAACGATGAAGAATTTATGCAGAAAACTATGAGGCTAACTGGTAAATCTAACCATTTAGATGAACTCAACCCAAGACAAAGGAGGCTTGTATACCTTGACCTAGCAGACATGCAAGATCCCTACAACATAACTGAAACTCAAAGAACTGTTATCCCTAAAGAAGAAAAGCCTAGAGCCTCAGCAGCCGATGAAGAAGGAGTTGATAACGAACCTTATACTTACGAAGAAGAGTATCCGGATGAAGCCTATGCTTATGATGACGAATACGGTATGGGCAGCAGACCCATAGAAGAAGCTAGGAAACATATGAAAGAAAATGCAAATGTTTCCGTCAATATAGAAAGAATGTATGAGCAAGAGAATGTAGGTATATGGGATGAAAAGCAGCAAGAGATTATCCTTAGGGAGCTTATACAGAATGCATGGGATGCTGTTAAGGGTGCATACCGGAATGGCATTATAGATGAGGGGTCTGGTGTTATAAACGTAGAGATAGAAAGTCCAAATGACTATACAATTTTGGAGCCCGAAGGCAAGGTTCAATCTAAGAAGACAATGGACTATGATGATCTTGAATCTTTATTTGATGGGATGGATGGCGATGTAGAATTAGTACTCTCCAACATGCGTAAGATGGGAAGCATAGAAGAAAATAATACTTTTACCTACAGTGGATCAATGGAAGTTCAGGATAGTGGAACTGGTATGTCACCTGAAGATATAACATACCATTTCCTTAACATCAAGGGATCCTCTAAGCCCAGCACTGAAGCTTCTGAGACAAGCGGAGGATGGGGTGACGCCAAAATGAGGTTCCTCTTTAATCCAAGCCTTATAGTAGTTGAGTCAACCCAGAACGGATTAACTACTAGAATCGTATCTGACAGTCGTACTCTCATAGAAAGCTCAACGGACGTAAACATCGTGCTACCTCACAGTGTTGAGCAAGCATGGAACTATGGTACGAGTATGGGTCCGACATGGAGTGATGGACGATTTGACTCAGGAACAAGTGTAAAAGTTTTTCTACCAGTAGACATGCCTGTAAAACACGTAAATAGTAAACAACGCAAGGATGTCAAGTGGACCAACCACCCAAGGTTCATGAGCTTTCCTCTAATAGGAGATGTCAAAGTAGATCTCATAGTGGATGGCGTTAGGACTGATCCAAAGGAAGACTATGATGCACCTGGGAATAGAGAAATCCCAGGAATGGGTAAGGACTTAGACATAGGTGGTAAGTACGAGGAGCCAGTTAGGTACAACGCAGATTGGGGATACATTGATGTTTACAAAGGGCCTTTTGTAACCAGACAGGTGGAGCCCGGTGATAACTTTTCAACTGCTCCAGTATACGTGTTCTCATCAGGGCTTTACCAGTTTGACACTAGAGGCCCTCAGAGATCTGGAGACACTGAGTTCTCTGGAAGGGTTGACAAAGCATTCCGATTTGATGCTTCACATGTGATTGGCAGGCTTCTAAATCGAGAGATTCTATTAGATGTACATTCAAATGTCAGACCAGGGGAGGGGGACTACCCATTCCCTAAGTCAAGAGATTCATTGATGGAGGAGGCCAAGGAACTCACTACTATCATAGCTAGGGACATTGTAGGGGAAAGAAGAGATCTGGATAGGAAGGACTTTACCGTTAAGATGGGTGACGCCACTTACATGAATAGAACAAATGATCCTGTTCAACAAGGGTTCGTCCACATGGATGATGAAGGGAATGCAATCGAACCTTCTGATGATACCCTCAACAATGATTTGCCATTACTATATAACTTCAGCACCATCGACAACGAAGATATAACTAATAAACAGATGGAGTTCATCGGAGGGTTGGGCAATATCTTTCGTGATTTCATAGTTGATATAGACGAGAAGGATATACAAGAGCTAGGTTCTCATAGGAAGACTATGGAATATCCTATGAGAAAGCGAGAGAAGATTGGTAATTGGTCTACTGCTATTGCTATAGCTCCGAAGAGTGACTGGGCTGGACTGAACATGTTCAAAACATTTTCAGACTCCAGTCTTGATCCAGACTCTTCAGATTTTAAGGGCTTCAGCGGTATTATGCTAATAGACCCATTCAAGTATAACTTCACCAAGTATCTAGAACAGTACATATCTAAAAACCAAGATATAATAGATATGAACTCACATGCAACAACGGCGCAGCAGCTATCTCTAGTTAGCCTTTTACAGAAAACTAATCTTGAGACCTACGCAACAACCTGGGCAAACGCAATCTATTCCACGATGGCACATGAAGCCCTTCATGTTAATCACAGGAGTCATAGTCCCGAAAGATTTATTATAGCCTTGGAAAAGTTTATTTCTGAAGGTGTTCCTTTGCACAATTTACAAGTCCACATAGACAGCCTATCTGAGCTGTTTACCCAAAACCTAAACGAGTATATAGAATTAAAGGAGATGTATGACGGAGCCAATGCGAAATCTGATATCGGCATTCTGGAAGGGACAGAGCTACCAAAGCAAAAGCCCATTCTCAACCAAGATGATAGGGGTCTTAATACCACTAGAGACACACGGTCTGCTGAGCGGACAGGAGGGAGACAAAGAACTGGAGAGTCAGTTCCTCTCGGCGAAAGAGGAAGTAGAAGCAATGAGCGAAGGGGAGTTTCTAGACTTCGTAAAGGAATAGTTGGTGAGAAGGGTAAAGCTAGTCGTAACAATACCTCGGCAGGAGGTTCAAGCTGGAGAAACCCTGCTCATGTAGGACAACCAGATCTTATTAATAATCCAATAAGCACAAAGGATGGAAATAGGAAAATAGATATAGACAAGAAAGGCTTTCATCTACCTACTTACTTAAGGAGTGTTATTGAATCAGTTGTACAGCATTATGCTTTATCTCGAAAGGATGAATATAATAATACTTATGGTAAGCAGAGGTTTACACCAGAAAGAGAACAATCTCTGATAGGACAGTATAATAACATAAGCATCGAGCCATCACGGGATGACCATCCTCGTTTTCAACAGCATGATCCAAAGGATGGATATACAACTAATACTGAGATATTCAAAGAATACGTTAGTAAATATATTGCAGATGTAATAGCCTCAGACCTTGGTATACAAACTGCTGGTACTGATTTCGTCAATGACGAAAATCTAGGTGCTGCAATTGATGAAGTGATACATGAACATCATGTTAACATGATTGCTATGGGGATTAAGGATTCTAGATTCAGGCTTGACAATGGGTATGGATTGGGATCTACGCAAGCAGAATGGGATGCAGCCACGTCCATTGAAAAAGAATTAATCATTGAGGAAATTATCGAACTGCAAGTTGAGAGTATTGCTGATGAAGAATTCGGAACAGGTGATAAAGCTATTCCTATAACGATTGATCAGGTTCGGGATGCAGTATTCAAAATACAAACCGGAAGGAAGTGGCGTAAAGGTCAGGACTCGGATAGACCTATCAGGAATTCAGTTATAGAAAAATTTCGGATCCGAAATGATAAAGACGGAGGAAGATTAAAGGTTATAGAGAAATCTTTCGTAAGATTTACTGGACAGGGTAGATATGAGGAGAAAGGTAAAGCTAGTAGGGGAAACCAAGGGGTGGTGGTTACTCCTGATGATGTTTCAATGCTTAGTGAGCTTACTTTGTTTCATGGAGGAGACTCTGTACTGAAGAGTCTCAGGAGTGGGAGTGAAGGTGGGTCACTAGGCAGTGGGATTTACCTCACTCCTACAAGGGAAAAGGCTGAAGGTTACGGAAAGAATCTCTATTCCGTCAATGTAAAGATTGACAATCCTCTTATCATAAGTTCATCCCGAGACGTCACTGCCAAAGCTACCCAACCCCTTAACTGGGCCGGAAGCAACACTGCTCCCCGGTGGCTTAATCCTGCTGAACACCTATTGATAAAGCTTGGGGTGCCGAGTGAGAAGGCTCATTCCATAGTCGAAAAAGAGGAAGAAGAGTACGGTTACGTAAGAAACCGAATCCGTTCTCTGGCGAGAAGACAGGGTTACGATGGTATACTACAGTTTATAGATGGTGAGCTAATGGAGGTTGTTGCATTCAGCAAAGGTCAGGTTTCCAATGTAGCCGACGCCATTGGTGAAGAGAAAGGTATGGCTAATATACCAAAGAGGGAAAGGGAAAGACTAGAACGTGATAGGCTTGAGGCTATAGAGCAACTACCCCCTGATGAGAGAAGGAGAGTTAAAGAGAGGGATAGGATAGCAAAGGCTAATTCTCTAGCCACTAAGGCCAGGAGAAAGGAAGAGGCTGCTGCTAAGAAGGTAGTAGATGACGAGAGAGAACTCCTTGAGAGGGACATAGATACTACTATGTCAAGAGGTAGGGATCTTGGTAACATGCCAGTACAAATCTTAACCCTCAAGCATACTCCAACAGGGACAAGCATTGATATACACAAGTATCCGAAGGCTAGTGATACACTTCCATCAATAGTGGGTGTGGATATACCAGTACGCAGTGAGGGATTAGGAAGTGCTGCGATACTCATGGATTATGCTAGGGATATATATCCAGACATCAGAGTAGAACTAGGTACAGGTGACGCAACAGTACCTAATGCTAAGCGTGTTACATTGATCAGGGATCTAAGTACTGATCAAATACGGAAGCTTATCGAGGTCAATGAAATGTTGAAAGAGCGATCCCCTAACAACACTTCTAATTACGAATCAGAAGAATACATACAGGTATTAGCTAACAGGGGAGAAAGAGGTAAAGCTTCTAGGGGGTTCGATACCACCTTACCTGATCAATTCAGGGCGAAGAAGTTAACATTTAATAAGAACACTCTCGACATGATGGTGAAGGAAGCTAAGTCTATAGCTATCAACAAGATAAAATCTAGATCCTATCCTGATCTGAAAGGTACCGAGAAGGACAGAAGGATTAAGGATATGGTTAGTAGGCAGCAACGATACTACAATGACATCATAAGAGATGACAACATAGCGATGAAGGTAGACGTAGTATCTAAGCTTAGCAATCTATACTCTTCCAATCAGTCAGCCACTAACCATGGAGTTAACAGCTCTGATCTGTATCAGTTCCTTAAGGAGCTATCAGATGCCGGTGTTTCTAGTAATAGAGTCTTTAAGATAAAGAATGATATGTACGATAGCATGGGTATGGAAACTAGGAAGATAAAGATAAACGATCTAGAAAGAAATTTATTAGATGACGTATCTAAGATACAGTTCTCTCAAGAATTACTAGAGACTAAGACTCCATTCTCTTCAATCCAGCAGTTGATGGATGACTTTAAAGAAAGAAGTCTTACTACCACACCTCGGACTCAGAATATAAATGGGAGTACGGCTTACTTCATTGGAAACGAGCTTGGGTTCACTGAGCCGATTGCTATATTCATGAAGCCTTCCGGGTTCAGGGATATGTCTATAGTTGAGATTGTATCCAACGCCGAGTATGGGTCTAGGAATATAGAGTATGCGGGTGAAGGGTCACCTCCACTCCATGGTGCTGAAGCGACAGTAAGAACAGCAATGATTATGCTTGATCCAAGCCTAGGCAGCAAGGTTGCACAATCAACAGAGAAAGGAAGAGCAAGCCTAGGGTATAACTCAACAGTGCATAGTACTGAAGAGCAAGCGATAATGGCTAAGGTTCATGCACCTGTAAAGCATAGTATATTCAACCAACTAAAAATGTTCTTTGCCGATGACAGCTTCCGAGAGCAGAAGCTATTGGATACAAGGGAAGGATTGGTGTTCAAGTATGATCCCATAGAGAAGACTTCTGATGAGGTGAGAAGAAGAGCCTTGGATAGGGATCCTGAAAACCCTGTGCTACTGTCCGACACTGGACTTGGAGATGTTATTCTGGCACAGAAGGGTAATGGTTTACTAGCTGCTTCGTTGAAGTATGGTGTACCAATCTTTGATAAGGTAGCTGGGCTAACTCAAGCTAAGCTAGGTAGCTTCAAGCTACAGAACATTGAAGGACTACCACCCATATATGAAAAAGAATTTGGTGGCATGATAGACATACTTGGGCCTGCCATAAGTGACTATGGTATCAGGGAAGACCTAATGAGGAAGGTCCATGTAGTTCTGTTAGCAACCAGAGGAAGGAGATTTATAAAGGAGAAAAAATTAATACCAGAGGGTATTAATCCAGAATACCTAGCACTAGCTGATAAGTTCTTGAAGACAAACCCAGAGATTCAAGCCATAGTACACAACTATCAGAGATGGAATGAAGCAATGATAGACCATGGGGTTGCTACTGAGTACCTATCCGAGGAGCAGGGTGCAGCATTAAAGAAAAATATGGATTACGTTTCGTTCAAGAGACAATCAATGAACATGGAAGACCAACTCTTAGATCATGATTCACTCTTCAATCAGGAACTTCAAGAAGGACTTAAGGGTGACCTCCAAGATCTTAAGCAACCACCCAGGTACAAGGGTAGCAGGTATGGATTGATAGAAGGCTTCCTAGAGGGAGCTAGCCTTAATGCGTTTACTATGATCCAGAGGGGTCTGAATAATCGGGCAAGTAAGTCTGTAATAAATGATCAGAAGATTATATTCCCCGATCAGGTTAGGCGTGCAGGTGAGGGCAAAGATGCTAATGGAGTAGATAACAATAAGCTTAGGGATATGAATGGTGAGCTACCCACCATGATAGTGAGGGAGAATGGTGAAGAGGTAACATATGTAATAGCTGATGCTCGTGTGGCGAATGCAATGAAGGGATCAATAGGTATTAGGGATCCATTTGTGGATGGAGTAATGGCTAGGTTCTCTGCTGTGCTGAGGAAGGGTGTCACCATAGCACCAGAGTTTATATACAGAAACACACTAAAAGATCCAATGGTAAATGCTCTGATCGGTGGTCAATTCAAGGGCTGGAAGGCTCTTACATTGCCATTCGTTGTAGCGGGCAATGCAGTGTCTCACCTTGCAGGTGGGTCAAGCTACTACACTAAGGAGTTCCTTGAGCTTGAGTCCGTTGGTGGTGCTAGTGGTATCTATAATGATGCACTGTATGCACCAACCCCCGAGGGATTCAACAACATGCTGGGAGATCAGAAGAGGGGCAAGATAGGATTGAATCCAAAGAAGACATTCTTCGCTATATGGGATGGGCTTGGTGTTGCAAGTACCAAATCTGAAACTGCAACTAGGGAGAGAGTTTATGATTCAGTATTGAATGAAACTGGTAGCCTTAAAGAAGCTTTGATACAAGGCATTGAAGTTATGAACTATGACAGGAGAGGTGGTAACCAGAACTTTGCTAGGTACGCTTCGATGGCAACCTTCTTGAGTGCCAGTATAAACGGTTGGGACATAGCAGACAGGACATTAAGAAAGGGTACATATAGTATTGATGCCAATCAGAACAACAACGAAGCAAGGAAGAGAGCATGGTACAGGGTAGGTGCGATGGCTGCATTATCTGTCGGCTATGCCCTAGCATGGGCAGGTGGAGATGATGATGAATGGAGATCATTCGGAGATGAGGTTAGATATAGTAACTGGTTAGTTCCATTCTTTGGTAGTGCTATCGCAGTCGGGTTGCCATTTGAGTTAGGTGTACTAACTAAGGTGATACCAGAGCTAGCGGTAAGGACGATGCTAAAGGGTATGGATCCATCTGAAGCAGCCATGATACTGCTAGGTCAAGTTTGGGGTGCAGCTCCAAACATAGCTATGCCTACAGCCTTAGCTGGCATGATCAACATAGGCGGGAGTCCTTGGTCAGAATCAAGAGGGTGGAATCCCTTCCTTAAGTCTCCTATAATCCCTGACCATATGCCAGTTGGTCCAATGGCTTACGATAATAAGACTAGCCTAACTGCAAGAGGCTTAGCTACTATGCTTCCGGGTGGTAGTAGTCCTAAGAAATGGGAACATCTTGTCTCTATGTATGGTGGCACCATGGCTGTCAATATCCTAGCTATAGCTGATACACTCGTTGATCAACTGATGCCTGGGTTTGCAGCTACCCCCTACACTGAAGCATTTGAAAATATACCTACAGTGAGAGCTATACTCAAACACCCGGATGGTGCATCACATATAAATAAATTCCATAAATGGTTCAAGCAGGTAGAGGATCTTACTCATGAGGTTAGAGTTCTGAGTATAGAGAATCCAGCGAAGGGAAGAAAATTAAAAGAGGCAAACCGTACTACATTGAAGTATGCTCCGATGGCTCAGTCAGTTAAGTCTAGACTTCAAAAGCTTGATAGAAAAGCAAGGATAATCAGAGCAAATAAGCATATGGGTAGTAGCGAAAGAACAAAAGCGTTAGAGAGAATAAGGCTAATGAAATTAACTGAGGTTCAGAGGTTTAACAAAAAGATAGAGGGTAAAGATTACAAGCACATGTCTTATAGTGGTAGAACGTACTGATATTTAACTTAAAAGAATAGGAGATTTTCTTTGGGGAGAAAAAAGCATCTCGTTATAGGGGACAGTCATTCAAAGCCAGGGATCAGTAATGCTAGGTACACATGGTTAGGAAGGATGATCGCAGCAGAGAAGCCTGATGTCATTATAGACATAGGTGATTTCTATGACATGGAATCATTATGTGGGTGGGACAAGGGCAAGAGAGCATTCCAAGGAAGAGAATATAAAAAAGATATTGAACACGGGTTAGATGCACAGGACAGGATAGAGGCAGAGCTAAAGAAAGTTAAGGGGTACAAGCCTAAGAAGATTAGATGCTTAGGTAACCATGAGAATAGAATATCTAGAGTGGTCGAGGACCAAGCAGAGTTCTATGGAACCTTAACTCGTAGTCATTTCCAGAGTGAAGAGTATGGCTGGGAAGAGCATGACTATCTTGAGCCAGTCAAGGTTGATGGCATAGCATACTGCCACAGCTTTGCCTCTGGTATAATGGGACGACCAATCAGTGGTGAAAACCCAGCAGCATCACTACTTAATAAAAAGAAAATGAGTTGTATAATTGGTCACAACCATGTGCTAGACTTTGCAACAAGAAACGATGCAATGGGAAAGAAGATGAGTGCAGTTTCAGTTGGTTGTTTCTTTGAACATGATGAAGCTTATGCTGGTCCACAAGTAAATAGGATGTGGGATAGGGGCATAGTAATTCTTAATGATGTTCAGGCTGGTGAGTTTGACTTTGAGTGGTGGTCAATGAGAAGAATAAAGGGGAAATATTCATGAGTATTTTAAGTGAACCAGAAACAAAACTAAACCTACCAGCTCCTGAGCTGACACACATAGTTGATATGGGTGTAGACATAACAAATAGAACAATCTACTTCGATGACTTTGAAGAAGAAAGTGGACAGTGGTTTCTACAGGTCATGAAGTATTTTGAAGGTCAAGATGTTGAGGATGTAGATCTGTTTTTAAACTCTCCAGGCGGGGATGTTATCAGTATGTTTGCGATCCATGATATAATGAGAAACTCTCCTATAAATGTGAGAGTTACAGGGTATGGTCAGGTTTGCAGCGCAGGTGTACTGATACTGGCAGCAGGCAATGAGAGGAATGTAACTGAATCATGTAGCTGGATGTCACATGAACCCACTAGTGGTGGTGATCCAGACCTAGGCTTAAGAGCAGCTAAGTCTAGACGTAAGTGGGAAGACTGGAGCCATGTACACTGGTGCAGTTTAATGGCTAGATACACACCTAACTCATCAGACTGGTGGGAAAAGCATACAGAAAAACAGGCAGAGTATTGGCTGTTGGGTGGGAAAGAAATTGTCGAAGCAGGATTAGCGGACAGGGTAGTGAAAGGAAATGTATAAATTTATATTGATAGTTGTGTCCTTGGGTTTTCTTGGGTGTGCTATGGATAGCTGGGAGGTAGAATTAATAGGGCCTAGTGGCAGAATTGAGCATGATTCTGGTAGAGATAATCACTCCTGTGAGAAAAAGAAAGAAGACACAATCTCCTTATGATCCCTGAACAGCAGGCTCTAAGTCACTACACGACTCAAAGTAGCCGCAGTTGCTAGTACAGACTAGCTTACACTTCTGATTTCTCATAAGACTCCCACAGTTCACGCATATAAGCCTAGCTCTATTTACCCCTACCTCTGCCCCAGTAGAAAGATCGTCGCTTACAGGGCTTCTCAGAGCTTCATCACTCATTGTTCTTAATGAACCTATTCATATAGAACTGAGCCTTTTTCAAATCTATAATGGGATCTATCCCCTCGTCATACTTCCTCTGATACCTAGAGATGTACTTAATAACCTGACCCAAATGATAAGGAAGATTCCAGTCTTCAATTACAGATAAGGGCTCATGGTCTCTACCTTTTACGTAATGGTCAGGTCTATTAACTATATCATTACTACTCATTATGTCCTTTCTTTGTATCGACTATGCCCAGAATAGGCTGCACAACATTGTCTTCTTGAGGCTCATCCTTAAAGAACTTTATCTTCTTCTTCCCAAGATTCATACGTTTGATATACATAGTTTTTTCATATCCCTTGCTTGATGCATAATCTGAAAGCTTCTCAGATGATGTCCAGATCTCTATGCCAGAGCAGTAATTCCTCCGTGCTACTAGCTTAGCAATTTCATTGAAGCCATCAGCTACCGTGGGATCCTTTGCCACTGACCAAGCTATGAGGAGTTGAAGAGTCTTCTGTCTACGATAGGGACAAGTATCTATTCTAGTTATACAGAATACATCACCCACGGGGTAGTCAGAGTAACCCCATATGTTGGCTGACCCAAGGCTACACATTGAGAAAACATCTTCAGGTCTTAGTGTTTGCCATTCAGGATCGCTTGTCAGTATAGACTCTACTCCTCCCCTAATCTCATCCCATACTATCCTGACATCATATTCATAAAATTCTCCTAGCCTATTAACTATACCTGCTTGCATCACTCCCCCTTATACTTATTGCTAATGATGTTATTACCCTGCTCAAGTCTGAATAAGATAGAATACATCTCATCAAAAAAATCCTCTGGAAGATCTGTTCTTAATGACAACTGTTCAAGTCTCAGCCTAATGCTATTTATATTTACATAAATACTTTCTATATTATTCCGTGCTGTCATCCTCCTCCTCTTTATCTGGATCTGTTTCAATCCACCAATTCATCAGGAGATCGGAGAACTCTACGTTAGAAAACTCAGGGATAAAGACCTTGTCACCTAGGTTTGAATTTGCAAACTGTATTGATTGGTTAATAATCTGAGCTATCGACATGTCTAGTTTGCTATAAGATATAGCAGCAAGACTTTCGATTACTTCAAGAGAATCCTTTTGCTTGTCATGCTTCTCCACTCTCGCCAACTCAATTGCATCTAGTCTATTGTCCAATGTTATTCCCACCCTTATGCTCATCAATTATAAATATTGACGCATCTATAGAATTTCTTTTAACTAAGTTAACTATGTAGTTTGCTATGCTAATTGTTTTAAGGTCTTCTGATTCAGAGTAATCAAATTCTAATAGCATTTCATTTATACATTCTTCGTGCATTAGTATTGTATCTAAAGTAATAACATCATCATCTAGCCTATCTAGTTCGTTCCATACCAAGTATGTATTTGAATAATCTTCAACTACTGTCTTGCATTTGTGACATGTGAGTACTGGATCTAAATCTTTACTCAAACCTAGGGACATTTCTCTCCCGCCTAAAGGCTGAGCCTGACCCCAATGGCACAGAATCTCTGTGCTGGAACCAAAGGAATCAAGCTCAGCCTAAGAGTGTTAGTTAACAGCGATTAGAAAGGAGGTATGTCCTCTACGTCTAGTTGCTTAGGCACATGTTGAGCTTGAGTGTCAATTTTATTCTCTTCAAGCTTATACTCATCCACTTGAATACTATAGCTAACGAAGTTGTTACCTTTCTTACTTGTCTTATTCCATCCAGCAATTTTCAGAGGTACTTCTTTAATGCCAGCATCTATATGCTTTTGTACACTGGCAAGAAACTCTTTGTTGACATCTCCGAATCCTGTAAAGTCAGGCTGATTAGGACGTTCCTTTCTTGTGTTAGCAAAAGAAGCACAGCTTAGACGGGCTATATTATTTTCGTAAGACATTTATTTCTCCTCTGTTTTTGCTGTTAGTGTAGCTGCACGATCTGTGAATACTTCAGTGATAGATTTCCTGTCATCCATCTTGTTGATAGATGCTGCGTTATTCTTCCAATATTCTCTCAGGTCAGATATGTTATCAATTGCCATGATACTATCCTTCAGCACAATCGTAGTGGCTCTGTCCTTTTTACTTTGAAGCTTCTCATCATAAGCATCTTGCATTTTCTCATTGTGATTTGGATCATCGTTCTTCTTGTGGATAGGTATAGGCTTAAGCGTTGGCTTCCTTTGCTTGACCTGTTTCACTGGGTCAGCCTCTGGAAGATCTTCACCTGCATATATGTAATGACCCAACCCGAATAGTCCTATACACTTGGTAAGAACTCTCATCCTTGTTGAGTTTATGTTCCAAGAGTTAGGATTTTGAATGGGCTTGTTCCTGAAGTCGAGTACTGGTAGCCACATCCTTCTCTTGCAATCACCTATTACTATCTCTACATTGCAGAGGACACTACCATCTGGCATGACTTCCTCGTCAAGCATGTTAATCTCTGCATCAGGAAAGTGCTTCATAAGCATTCCCCATGCCCATGCCCAGCTAAGGTAGGTCAATCCATTCTTAGATTCTACATGATCTGAACAATTTACTTTACTAAGTGTATCCCATATTGATTTGTATGTTGCTTGTGCCATTTTTTTATCCTTTAGTTTTCAATTATTTGTTTGTATTGTGAACAGTATTCCTTAAAGTCACACCAAGATTCGCATCTTGTATTCTTTCCCATCCTTTCTTCTATAACGTAAGCATCACCCTTTCCCTTTCCAAATGTTAGTGCTTCATCGGCAGTGTCAAAAACTCTTGTTGCCCTTTTTCTTTGTGACCCGTTCGCTATGAAATTATATACAGCATATGTTTTATCTTTCGCCCATCTCTCCTCCTTTGTACAATCAGGCAGCAATGATTCATCATCTATACCCTCAACCATTGAGTGCTTGAGAACCCTTGATCGTATGAAGTCCATCCTTTCTTGAGCATCCCACAGGATCATCTCTACTAGAACAACAGGTGCTTCAGGGTAACCCTCTTTTCTACCAGCCTGTACCTTTGACCAGTCCCTTATAATAGCCCAGACACCTACTCCATTCACCTTCCTGCCTGTCGATTCTTCAACTAAAGTTGCATAGATATTGAGTTGCTCTTCCCATTCTCTCTTGCCATCAGGATTATATGTTAGAGTACTGGCACTGGTTGTTTTGTAATCATGTACTAGGTATCCCTCTCCATTTTTAATTTGAAGATCTATCTGCCCAGACAAAACAAAACCGTCTACATTCATGTACAGACGTTCCTCTGCAATATCATCTCCATCTCTATTTTGTTCAAGGATATGATGTATCGCAGTACCTAGTAGCGGGAAGATAGAGTCATAGTAATCTTTCTCTATCTTGTCTTTGTATATATGTTTCATCCTTGAGATACGTGGGCTATCAATTATTTCTGTAGCAGAGAAGTCGGCTTCGCCTTTAGTGTAGCCATCATTCTCTATCGCCTTAAGAAAAGGCTTGGGTAGATTATATTTGTTACTGCTCATTAACCCTTGCTCCAAGTATGTTTATAAGAAGGTTACTATCGTTAGTCTTTTCTCTGTACGATACCCTTCTCTTCTCAGATATCAGTTCCCTATTATCTTCGTAATATTTTCTACTGTATGCTTGACATTTCTCCTTGTTGTTATGGTAGTAAGACTTAACCTTACCAAGGTGACACTCCCTACATTCTGATCTGTATCCTGACTTAGCATTCTTGTTCTTATAGAAAAGCTTTTCATCTTTCATCTCCTTACAAAGTGAGCATGTTCTAGCTTGCATGTCTACCTCCCTGTGCTATTGTTTTTGGATTGACGAGTGTACAATCTTCTCGCGGTAAGTCAAGGAGAATTGTGGAAAAAATAAAAGAAAAATGTCCGATCATCTGGCAGGGTACTATTATCGGTGAGCCAGCAAGTAAGTCCAACTCTCGTAGGATAATAAGCAGAGGGAAAAATAGCAGAATAATAAAATCAAAAAAGGCTTTAGACTATTCTTCTTCAATGGAGCAACAACTTTCTATACTATGTAAAGATGTTGATATGTTAGAAGGTTTGTTGTCAATATACTTTGATGTTTGGTACGCCTCTAGAAGGCCAGACCTAGACGTTGAATTGCTAAAGGATGTGATGCAAGGATGGGTATACAAGAACGACCGACAAGTAAGAGAGCAGCACGCAAGATGGCATCTAGATACGGAAGCCCCAAGATGTTTGATAAGAGTGCTAATGTACGAAGAAGGAGAGATGACCCTGAAGATATAGAATCAATATTATCCAAGGAGGCATTCGATGACTGTGATGTTAATAATATTTGTGATCTCTTTACTGTTGATGATTCGATACGCATCAGCAGATTAGTAATATGTAATGCAATAAATGATCTGGCAGTAGACCCTGAGGATAATTTATTAAAAACGTGGACATCATCACCTCCATTTGAATACCATTGCATTGCTGCATTATGGGATAGCGGTTGGGTCAAAAGAATATTTGATTCATTGATGCTGATACCAGAAGAGGATTTATATAAAGCCTGCCAGTACACTGTCAATAGGCTCATGAAGAGTTCTTATGATTACTACTAGTGCTTGCTATTATAGATTTATCCCATGAATCCTTATCAATTGTAAAGCCTATAGGGTTAAAGGCCCTACCAAGATTAAACTCTGGAGTCCTATAAGATTTTGGATAAGCCTGTATAGTTTCAAATTCTAGCAGATAACCAGTGTTAGTATAATATATATTCTCAATGTGTTCTCTCTCCATATTAACATGCTCATTATATATCTCCCTATTAGCACTGTCAGCTATAATCCCACAGCTACATTGAAAGACTAACTCTCTAGTCTTAACATCTCTAGGTGTAAGACCTCTGCTGATGTATTCTTCTTCAAGTTTCCTAGTGTATCCACTAAGGTATACCATATCCCTTGGATGGTCACCACAGAACTCGCATCCTACATCAAGCAACAGAAACCTCCTCTTTTCTAGTGCAGTATACATCATAATGGTAGGGGTGGAGGGAGTCGAACCCTCACTGTAAGGATTTTAAGTCCTCTTTCTCTGCCATTGGAATACACCCCCATAGCTTCTAATAAATATGTTGAAGACAGTACATCTTGGAGAAACCCATATCCATACATAGATCCCATTGATAGTACTGATAACCCACTGCAACACTTACCATAAAGACAACTATCATTATCTTAACCATTGATTCATCTCCTATTGTTAATGGTACTCTGGGTAGGGGTCGAACCTACAACCTGTTGGTTAGAAGCCAACTGCTCTATCCATTGAGCTACCAGAGCTTATTCACAAGGCTCACATTCCTCATTAAGAAATCTATGTACTAACTCTGATACATTTCCTATCTGTAGTACTGCATCAAAGAGTACTGGTATCCTATTTCTAACAGCAAATTCATATTCCTTCATAGCACCTGAACCATTCTCATAGCCAGGACACATGAATATAAAGTCACACTTCTTTATAACAGCAAAGTCATTAGACAAAGCATCATCATAGCTAAGAGATCCATTATCATATGCCCACATATCATTCTCTATAGGGTTGATAGTCGCACATCCTAATGCCATAAATCTAAGAGAATATTCTTGCATCTTTAATCTATTAAGTTCTCTAGTGGTTGCTTCTAATCGGTTACCATCAGAGTAACATCCAGCTATGTACACTACAGGTTTATGTCTTCTCATTGCCTCTCAACTCCCATGAAGTCAAGGAAGTCTTCTCTAGTTTCATCCTCACCTACATAATGATACATATCAGTGGCGAAGGTAGGAGTTAAAAAGTTAAAATTATCTTCCATTAGACTATTGAAATCTTCTTTACTTATCATCTTGTCTTCTCCTTGTTACTCTTCCTTGTTGACTCTTCCTTGTTACTATTACTAGCAATCTCTTTGGGAGATTGCTGTACTGTTCTCTGGTACTAACATTACATACCGACGTAGTCGGTATCAAAGAACTAGGGGATTTCCATATGGGAAACCCAAGTTCCTTTTTTGTTCTATTTTTTGTTCGGTGTTGCGCTGGCTTGCTTGCTGGGGTAGGCTCGCTGACGCTGGTTCCCGGCGGGGAATCGGCAGGGTACCACGCCCGGAGGGTTGGGGCAACCGGAAATTTGGGGAGGGAAAACGGCTATTGATATACCATAAATGCTGTGCTAAGCTAGAAGTTTTACATTCACATTTAGGGGAAGTTTCATGATGGAGGATGGAAGTCTTTCAATCATAAGAGATTCTATTGTTCAATATGGAACTAGTAGATCTAACTGGAGGGACACTTGTCCTTATTGTTCCCATGAGAGGAAGAAGAGTAAAGAAAAAACATTATCAATAACTATCAAGGATAACATTGGGTTATTTTTTTGCCACCATTGTGAAGAGTCAGGAAGTATAGATTATATGTCAACATCAGGGATGCCAACAGTGCCATTAGAAACCCAATCAACTATACCAGATAGTATCAGTTACAGCATGAAGGTTGGTAAGAAACAGAGAGATTATTTAGACTCAAGGAAAATTAATGGAACCTCTGAAGGTAAACATATAGTTTCAGGTAAGAAATATTTCTTCGACAAAAATGGTGGTGGCTCCAGCCAAGAAGCTATTGGATTTAGATACGTTAACCTTGATGGTAGTGAGGCTGTCAAGTGGAGATGTTTAGACTTCAAAGGATTCACTCAAGATGGTGCAGCTAGATCTCTATGGGGGATAGAGAATTTTAAGTCTGGGAATATAATTATTACAGAAGGAGAGATTGATTGTCTATCCTTCAGGGAAGCAGGGTTCACTGAAGATAATGGATGGACTGTAGTATCAGTACCTAATGGGGCACCCAGTTCAGTATCAACCAATGATAACTCAAGAAAGTATTCATACCTATGGGATGCTAAGGATGCACTAGCTAAAGCAGAAAAGATAATCATAGCGTCAGACAACGATAAGCCGGGTGACTCATTAGCTGAAGAGATAACCCGAAGGATAGGTAGACATAAGTGTTGGAGATTAAAGTATCCAGAGGGTACTAAGGACGCCAACGAAGTACTAGTAAAGTATGGTAAAGATGTTGTTAAGGATATGCTGGACAGTGCTATACCCTGGCCGATACAGGGATTAAGATCAGTACTAGAGTACGAAGGACACGTACTTAAGTACCACAATGAAGGCCCAGTAATTGGTACAGGTACAGGAGTTAAGCCAGTAGATGAATTGTTTAACGCATGTCCCGGCTCATTCGTTGTTGTTACAGGTATACCGGGATCAGGTAAATCTACATGGTTAAGCTGGCTGCTCATTAAGCTTGGCTCAAGAGATGACCAGAAGTTTGCTGTATGGTCTGCCGAGATGCCACCTACCATGCTAGTATCAAATCTATGTGCCACGTACAAAGAGAAAGCCTTTAGAGGATCCAATGGTATGAGTCCTGAAGAGGTTAAAGAATCTATTGGATGGATAGACGATCACATTGTTATCATTGAGACTAATGACACTGACATAGATACTATATGTGAGGGAGCAATAGCATCTATACTGAGGAAGGGTATCACTGGCTTAGTGGTTGACCCATATAACATGATCACTCGTAGTGGTGGACACAGTGAAGAGGCTAGCTTAACTAACATAAGATACATCCTAAAGAAATTAAAGTCATTGGCCCTTGAGTATAGTATCACAGTATATCTTATAGCTCATCCAAGGAAAATGATACAAGAGGTTGGTAGAGCATGCGTTCCAACCGGTTATGATGTTAGTGGCAGTGCAGACTTTTATAATATTGCAGACATTGGGATAACAATATCAAGAGTTGAAGATGGTCAATCTCTTATGACTAATTGGAAGAGTAGATTTCCGCACTTCGGGAAGACAGGTAGTAACATAATAGATTTTGATCTGGCAACAGGATCATATAGTGACCCACTATCAGGGCATCAAGGTAGCTTAGGTTCTGGAAGTAGTTGGAGTGATGTTGAAGATAAGGTTGATGAATATTTTTAGAGCTGCCATTTCTTATCACTCACTAGGTCTATAATAACTTTCTTAGGAACACTGAATTCCTTAGCCAACCTTTCTATACCTATACCTCCATCTCTATATCTCTTTAATATATATATGATCTCTTGTTTAGTTAGTGGTGGAATCACTAATGATTTCGGTAGGTTATCAGGCATGAATAGATAATTATTCCTATTGCTTTATAATAAAAAATGTAGAACAAAATATTAAATATAAAAGGGGGACCACCCAGTGTACAGGTGGCCCCCCTTTTATTATTTACGGCTCTATTTCAACGACCCTACCAAACGGTGGGACATTGGTATATGTAGGATAAGCCACGGCGGGGTAGGAAGAGGCCCACATAACAGGATACTTAGGCTTGTCACCATAATCTTTACTACCTAGATCGGTAAAGATTATCACCATGTCAGGTGACTTCTTCTTCTTGTTAAAATATTCAAACACTGGCCTAAACCTAGTACCACCCCACCCACTAAACTTCTTAGGCATCTTCTCACCCTTAAGAACATTAACAATATTCTTTTTGTTTACTGTCGTGGTGAAGGGAACTATCTCTATGTTCTTAATATTATTTCCCTTCCTTATATCCTCCATCGCTGCAATCAGTAGATTCAAACTGTCAACATCCATGCTGGAACTAACATCCAAACCTATACCCAAATTAATTTCTTGTTTCTTTTTTGGTGAAGGATAGTATATATTATTCCTTAGTCTCTGCCTACAAAATTTCAATGGATTAGTACCGTCGCGCTTACCCTTCTTACCTACAAACCTTGAGATATCTACCTTCCAATTTATCTTAGGTGTAGTGATCTTAGTTATATGTCTATCAGCTTCACCTGCACCCTCATATCCGCAAGCTACTGACACTGCTCTAGTGTTATTAAGAAACTCTTTGTGAGCCTCCATCTTTTCCTTCATCTCTTCAGGCTTTAGAGCCTCACCTTTAGGCCCTGAGGCTTCAATGAATTGCCCCTGTTGAGCATTCTCCCAGTCTTTAGGGTCTTGCTCATTCGGTGGAGAATCTCCCGGTGTAGGCTTATCGCTCTTACCTTGTCCCCCATCTCCATCTCCATCTTCAGGAGGTTTTTCTTTATCCTTATTGAGTATATCATATACTGCTTCAAAGCTCATCCTTGAAAGCTTCTCATCCCATAGCCATCCCCATTCCACTATCTGGGGATACCTATCAAGCATGATACCATTAACAGAATAATCTGCTGCTACGTTTGCAAGCTTATGCTTTCTTTTTCCTACTCTGAATGGGTGAAGCAATCCAACGTGCCAAGTTTCATGTTCAACTGTAGCCTGTGTCTCAATGAATATAGATTCCTTCAGATGTTGAGGAGCAAAGACTATAACTTCACCATCAGTAGCAGCAGTTTTAATCTCCTTCCCTTTGTATACATCAGAAATGATATAGTCCATTGCCATTGATACGGTACCAGCGAATGGTTCCTGTTGTATGATATTAGATCTAGCCTTTCTTATCACATCAAAGTATTCTCTATAAAGATATATCTCATTCAAAGGAAAGTCCTTTGAATAGACACACTCAAGTGTCTTACTGCTCATTCTAGCAGAAATATCTAGCATTTATATTTTCTCCTATGATCTCATCATGCCTGACAAACCTGAAAGTATATGCTTAGCATCTGTTGCTATAAGCTCTCGCTTATCTTCATCCTCTCGCAATTCTGAGGGATGATACCTAGTGAGTCGAGTCACCATCTCATATCTCATAGCCTCAATCTTAGGGTTATTATTTATATTCATGTAACCAATAACCTTTGAAAGATCTTCGACGTTACTGATAAGGCTATCCCTGAACATGTTCCTTACTTTACCATCCTCCTCAATGGTATATGACTCAAGCCTCTCAGCCACCCTACCTACAACGGTAGCAACCTTCTCATTTATTTCATCTACAATTATATCAAGATTTCTTTGAAGCTTCTGCTCCATCCTCTCTTTGAACCTACGCTCTACCTCTAGGGATCCAAAGGTTACAGAGGCACTTGGGTCTGGCGCTGTAGCTGCACCCACTATCATATAGAAATTAGACTTAAGCTCATCCCTATCAGGGTAATCCCCTCTATCATATAGAGTTCCAAGGTTAGCCTCAGCATACTTGAGTACCTCCTCATAATCACGTACAAAAGTCACCACCTTACTACCTATGGCGGCCTCAGCCTCCATGACTAGAGGCTCTATCTCATTGAGCCACATCTCTTTGGTAGCAATGCGTTCACCTGAACCCTTACCCCAAGGGGAAGACTTATCATATATCAAACCCCTATACTTACTGATGGTTGCCACTGCATCCTTATATGATGGATGTCTTGCCCACTTCTCTTTAGTGACATTGATACACTTGATTTCAGCATTAGTTCTATCTGCAAGATCCATCTTCTCTTGCTTAATGCTCATGTTATTGCCGGGTACTTTAGATTCAACTGTAAAGACTACATAACTATCTGGATTAAACATTCGTTCTCCTATTATTTTGTTTAGTATTTGTTGGGTGTTCCGGTGTATTCAGTGATAAGCTCTGTGAAACTTGCACTGTCACGCACTTGATCAGATACCTTAGCTATAGCGTGTACTGCCATACCAATAAACTCTGAAGGCATCCTCTTAAGATACTTACATATATTCACTACCTCATAATCTTCTACCGTTTTCCCTTCCCTGTAAAGATAACGAAGCTCTGAAGTTATATTAGCAATGACTCCAAACTGCTCACCCATACCATCGGGAAGCTTAGCACCATCAGGTGCAGAGGTTATAGATGCAAAGCTTGGTAGCTTATCAGCCAAACTGACAAAGGCTTTATACTTCTCATACTCAGCCGTACCTACTGAACCACTACCCATATTATCAGCAACTTTGTTGTTCTTAATTAGTCTCATGTAACTGGTTGAAGGTTCTTCCATCATCAGTATCTTATGTCCAGCATTAAGCTTATCCCACCCACGGCATGTAGGCTGAGCATCATCCATACTGCTAGCATCAAACTTGTATAGAGATTCTTTCTGCCATTCGATATAGCTAACGATGTATGGGTTGATCTCGTTAGGTATAGCGAAGTTGTTTATCCATTCCTTACTATCAGGATAGTGATTGATAGTAAGTAGTCTACCCTCAAGCATTGCCCTACTAAGATCTATAGAATTACAACCATCCTCTGATCCATTGCCTGCTGCCACGAACATGATGTTATCACCAATCTTACACCCCTCTATCACCCTGGATTGAAAGGCACTCTGTACAGCAGCATGTACATCTGGTTCAGCATTAGTTATTTCATCAAACAATAGAAGCTTAGGTTTCTTTGAATCACCTCCTGTGATTCTCTTTAGAGGGTAATGTTCCAGCATCTTAGTACCATGATTAGGAACAAACAATCCTTGAAGTTCTACAGCAGAGTATCTTGACAATATAATCTCATCATAATCCCAATCAAACATCATAGCAATCTGTTTAATCATATCTGTTTTACCAGTAGCCGGTGGACCCTTAACGAATGGAACTATAGGTGCCATGCCATACAGTTGAGTCTTAAGGCACGCTAGTACTGTCTGTTGAGTAGTGTTAAAATCGTTGATGCTCTTACCTTCAGGAAATACTATTTTATTATTCATTTGTTCCTCTTGTTTTATTAGTTTTAATATAAGAACAATCAAGGGGGGAGAATATCTCTACCCTCCCCCCTTATCTTACTGCTTAGAACCGCTCATGGTTGTCGAGAGTGTCATTAAAGGTTGCGTAGACACAATTGCCACGAGTGACAACAGTAAAGTCAGCGCTCCACTTCTTCCTGATATTAGAAGCTGAAGTCAAGGCACTGGAAGCAGAGGAATACTGCTTAATGCGTGCAGACTTACCGGGTGAACTTCTCAGTGCATCCTGTGTCTGTGTATGCCAATGGTTCCTTGAGTCAGTCCTATCGGGGATCTCTTCCCATACGAATGTATTATCAGCCTTGTTTCGAGTTGTCATTTTGTTTCCTTTTTAGTTTATGAATGAACTTTCACTTAGAGTAGAGTTTATTTCTTCTATTGTTATTACTTCTGTTTGCTTTATATCATCTATCATTTCATAAAGCAAGTTGACCAACGCTCTTACTGATTCTTTATCTTCTCCTTCCTTGTCATATATTATAGTAGTAGAGTCTATGCTTAAATCAGGTGCATCATTGACTGCCATGATAAGGTTATCATCATATTCCTTACCTATTACCTTATAGTGTTCAACACCCATTTCTTGTTGATCACTATTGTTTTCATCTAGATAAAATACTTGTGCAACATAATACAAGTCACCATCCTTGACTACCTTATACTTCCATATCATACAACATACTCCTTAACTACTAAAGTGGTGGACCCTCTCAGATTTGAACTGAGAACCATCCAGTTATGAGCCGGGTGCTCTAACCATTGAGCTAAGGGTCCGTAAGTCATTGTTTTATATAACCTTTAAGGTTTCTGTGATCCGCTGGGGTGGTCGCTCGACGAGCCTAGCACACTCGCCGGACGAGTGCAAACGGCGGGTACCAGTTGGAATTGTGACCATGTAACCATACAGTTACTACATACTAGCTGTTCATCAAACTTATGTTTATGTTTATTAGTATGGCAATCACATTTGTTTACAAACTTAATTTTACCGGGTGTACTATGTCTGCTTATCTCTTCCATGCTTGGTTCCTTATGATCCTTGAGATTGCCTGTTGACTTACGTTAAAATGTTTAGCTAGGTATGCCTGAGTTACACCTCCCTTATTATATCTAGCAATTATAACCTTGACCTCTGCCTCAGTAAGTTTACTCTTACCATTACCTTCACCCCTTAGGTTAGGCTGTGGCTTTACGTCATGGCTTAGTCTGTAAATAGATTTCTTCATGCTATCTCCTATGCTTTGAAGTTTTATTAGTGTAGGTTTCTTTATATAACTTGCCAACCTTTCTTGCAAAGTTATAATCATAACAGATCGCAACAATAAACCACGTTCCGCTGGTCCCATTGCATTCCACAATGTATCCATTGAAGTCATCTATTTCTTTTTTGATTCTGGTTTTCATAATATTACTTACATTATGCTTTGAAATGTTCTTCATGTATAGTTTCGTATCCATCATGATCAGTTATATAAGATACCATTAGTATCCTTGCTGGTATTGTGATAATTTTCAGGTCAGCATGGAGTCCAGATGCTTTCTTTTCACCATAACTTTCAATGCATTCAATAAGAAACCTATGACTCCTCATCATAACTGAACTGCAATCAGCAAAATCATCTACTGCACCAAAATGATTATAGTCCCAGTACCATCTAGCATCTGGATCACTGGTATTGGAGTTAGTCTTACAATGCATATAGTCCATGAAATTATTACTGAGGGCATAGCCTCCGTATCCCTTATTCAAAACTATCTTACATTTTCTCTCAGTCATTTCGTTTCTCCTACTCTGTAGATTAGTACCCTATATGACGCTATACTGGTACATATTAACTACCCCTGGGGTACTCATTTTGGCAGCTAAAAATGGTGAAGATTTTACATTAAAGTCTCCTTCAGATCTCATTAAAATTGATGTTAAAGATTTTAA